GTTTTTTTTCAGCCATTATTTCACCTCCGGCTATTGATTTTTACGCATAAGTGTAATATAATGAAGTTGCTAGAAATCATTCATTACGCCTTCGCGGTACGGTCTTAGTATAATACGCTTTCGCGTAAAATGCAAGGCTTTTTTAAGCGTTCGCGTAATTTCAGCAAACCTTACAATGCGAGGACTGGAATTATGGCAAACTTGTACGAAAATATTGAAAAACTCTGCAAGCAGCGTGGAGTAAACGTGACCACCATGTGCAAGGAATCGGGCGCAAGCCGTGGGTCTTTGACCGATTTGAAAAACGGTAGAAAGCAGACCCTGAAATATGAGACGCTTGACAAGATAGCTTCTTATTTTGAAACAAGCGTGGATGCTTTGGTTTCTGGCGAGCGAAAAGAAAACCCGCCCCAGCAGCCGAAAAGTGAAGTTGACGCGGATATTAAATGGATTGAGCAGAAGCTAGTAGAGATGCCGAAAGAAAAGCGTGAAGCTTTGATGAAGCTTATCAGAACTATGTGAGGTGACGGCGTGGGCAAAAAGAAATTTAGCAAAGAAGAACTACTGAACGACAAAAGTTCTCACATGGGTGATAGGTTTTTATTTGCCTTCGGTGCGCTTTTCTTGTTTGCTTCATTTATTTTCCTTGTGTATTCTTCAACCGCCTTTTTAATCGTTGCAGCCATTGGGGCTATGATGTTGATAAAAGGTAAACGCGGATACGATATGTTTCTTGAAAGAGAAAAGCTCAAAACAAAAATGTACGAAACACCTGTGTCCGCAAAGATTGTAGGCTCTGGTGAAAGCAAGAAGGCCGGAAGCGCCGCACTTCGTTCCGCTGTTGGCGGTTCAATTGCTGGATTGCCCGGTGCTGTTTACGGCGTAGCATCCGCAAAATCAAAAACCACCGTCACGTTTTATGTGACGTATGAAGATGGGCATCACGGAAGCGAAACTGTAAATTCCGATTCTAGCCGGTTCTTAAAACTGATGAAAGTCTGTAAGGATTGACCCGGTACAAATAAAACCCCTTGCGCCGGGCTTTTGGTAGCCTTATGCGCAAGGGGTTTTGTCATGCGTTAGTTATTATTTCTTTAGCTGCCGGAATCTTTTCAGGATGTTCCAGCAGCCATGCAATAAATCGGTCAATCTTGGCTCTTTCCTGTTCACTCATTGTGGCATATCCTCCAGATCGGTAAGTGCGGATGTTCATTCGATACGATTATACATCTTTCTGTTGTACAGTCAATATCATTTTAACAACTTCGTAAAAATCGAATGTTTTCTTCACATCCATTACTTCACGTCAGGGAAGCCGCGAGTGTTCAAGTCAAAAGGGACAACGCCTATCCATCTTTCCTCCAATCACAGCTCTACGAGCTGTCCGTCAATGCGTTCGATGCTGTCTGCCGGGTCACGTCCATCATCTAAGGCAGCTACGGCACGTTCCAGGATGCCTTTTGCTTCGAGGTAAGCATCTTTATCAGCTTCGTACCCAGAAAGGCTCAGGACAAGCTCCAGCGTCCGTCTGCGGGCGTATGGAACAATCAGAGTATCTACGGTTCGTTTCATTAGCTTTCCTCCCATGGTTCAGGTGTGTGCGGTTGCCCATCGGGAACGCTGGCAGGCATTCCGTCGATGATCGGCATACGTTCATGGTTCCAGATTACAGTTTCTTTCATTTTTGTTCCACTCCTCTTTGGAATTTTTTGACAATACAGTTATAACATAGGCTGCTGTTGGTTCTCCATAGCAGCTTTTTCCATTTTTTGGCTTGTCGAATCCGGCAGTTTTGCTGGATTTTGTTGAAAGGGTGAGAATTTATGGATGAATATTTAGTAAGAACAGCCAAAGCATTAGAGATAGCTCGAATGCGTTCCGGCTTGAGCCAGCAGAAATTGGCAGCACGGATGGGCGTAAATCGTGGCACGGTCGCCAATTGGGAGCAAGGTCTGGCAGCCATTTCCCTTCCGATGGCTATGCGCTGGTTCACCTGTTGCGGCGTATCGGTGGCTCGATACATGGACGCTTGCATTCACCCAGGGCTGCTGGAGCACCTTGAAGATGACCTTTCCGATTTGGAGAAACGACGAATTCTCATAGATGCTATGATGGAGTGCTCCTCCTATGAGATAGATGCCTTGCTGTACATCCGGTACGGAGATCACGGTTCGGACCACATCGGCGTACTGACGGAGATTCTGGCAAACCTCCACACGCCCTTGAAAGACAGGGTCGCCGTCTGCCGAATGGCATCCGGTAACTATGAGATGGCACAGGCCACCAAAACTGACCCAGACCCGAACGGAACCGCTCCAAAGATGGAGATTCTCTATCAGGCGCAGGATGCTGGAACGGAAGCTGCTATGAAGTCCAACGATTCCTATACCGTGAATCCAAATAACATAAGTGGCTGATTGTCGAATTATCGCAGTTTTTGAAGAACATTTTGTCCACGTTCATCCACTTTTTGTACACGTTTCATGCAGATTAGGTATACCTTTACCTTGTCAATCCGTCCCCCATAGGCTGTAAATCGACAACATTTGCGCGGAATAAATAACGGATTATCGTCAATCTATTGCCTGTGATTGGCCGACTTGTCAATCCGTCCCCCATTGTGCAGATTAGGTATACCTTTCCATCCACTTTTTGTACACCTATCCACAATCCGTCCACGTTTGGCATGGCTAATGGAAGGTCGCTTCACCACCGGTACAGTCTTATTCAGCAAGTGACGGCTTGAGTTATCCACAAACTGAAATGGAAAAATAAAGAAATTGTTGAAAATTATCGTCATCGACTATTTAACGATGATATTTAACCTCTTGTTTATTTCTTGTTTAATATATAATATGTAGACGGGGGACGAAATGACAAAGCATGGGGGACGTTTTGTCAAGTCATGGGGGACAAAATGACGAGGACACGGGGGACAAAAAGACAAACCATGGGGGACAAAAACAATTTACACGTCCCCTGAAATGTGGTATAATCATGTCAGCAAAAAGGAGGCGTGAATTATGAAAAAATATTTTCTGATCGGTGAGGACATCGACCGAACTGAAATCACCGCAGAGGAAGCGGCGCAACGTAGATTCGATGGTGACTATCGGGTTGTTGTTGAAGATGACGAACCTGCCGTCAAGGTTGGCCCTGTTGCGGTCAGTGCGACAGCGGAGCCGGATTGGGAGCCGTTCGCGTTCCTGGAAAAGCCCGGCTATCGCCTGACCGGGCATATCATCACCCGGTACGACAACGAGGGCCTGTCTGACCGTATAGATTCCGTCCCTGCTGATGCCATCAAGACGAAGGAACAAAATCGGTGGAGTTGGAAAGTTGGGCTTTGCCACTACTCCATCATTGCAAGCCCTGTGTATGATGTTATTGCCACCGCAGCCTGCGGTGGTTGCGAAGGGTGCAAGCGCATGACCTGCTCCCGCCGTCAGAACGGCGTAAAGTGCCGTAATTATAGGGCATAAGGAGGAGCGGATGCCAAAAATATCAGACAACAACCTTGTCGAGAAAAGCAAATCTCTTGTTTGGGCGAAGTTCAGGGACTACACCGCAGGAGAGCTTCGGTTGTTGGAGGTTTACTTATCAAGAATAAATCCGAGAGACCCAAGCAGTAGCCGTGTAGAGTTCACTTTGGCGGAATACAGGGAGCTTCTTGGGCTGAAAAGCCTTGATGCAAGAAGGGTTGAGCCGCAGATCAAGCACTTTTTGGGCAATACGGTTTCGATTCCTATTGACAAAGAGAAGGGCACGTTTGAAAGCTTTGTCTTGTTTACGAGGGCAAAACTGGACTATGTGCCCGAAACAAGGTCTTACGTTGTAGCAATCACCTGCAACCCTGACCTGCGCTCCATCTTTTTCGACATTGCTGAAAGCGGATATGTTCGGTATCGGCTACGTTACACGTCACGAATGAAGTCACAGTACAGCATCTTGCTTTACTCGATTCTTCGGGACTGGTTGAATATGGACAACAAACCGCATGAAATCAGTCTGAAGAAGTTGAGAGAGCAGCTTGGTGCGATGGAAGCCAGCTATGATGTTTATAAGAACCTTCGCAAGCGAGTGCTTGACGTTGCTGTGGACGAAATTAATGCCGTGTCTGACATTGTTGTGACTTACGAACCAGTCCTTGTGGCACGAAAAGCTGTGGCAGTCAAGTTTAAGCCCAAAATTAAAGCGTCTGAGACGTTGATTGAAGCACAGGCAAGCGAAGTACCGGTCGAGCCTCAAAAAGCCGTGAGAAAGCCCCGCAGAAGCGGATATGAGGATTTCGACTGGTCTGTGTGTGACGAACTGGAAAAGCAGGATTGCATTGACGTGGCGAAGGTAGTTGAAAAGTGGATGAAGAAAGAGCATCCAGAAATCAAGCTACCAAGACGCAGAGAAGCGGTTTACGACACGGTAAAGGCTGCGTATAATGACATTTTGTCTTTGGATAGGTCTCCATTCCCGGACAGACCTGTTGGTTATCTGATTAGAAGCGTGGACAAGGCAGGTATCGTAGATAGGTATATGCCAGCTTTCTATTCCATTGAAGCATTGCAAAAATAGTCAGATGTAGCACATTAAGCGGAATGAGCAGATGAAACAGAAAGGAGAAAACGATGAACAAGGTTTATGTGGTTCTTGCGGGATGTATGGACGATTTATCTATAGAGGGTGTATTTTCTTCCGAAGAAAAAGCAAAAGCATATATTTCTGAAATGATGAAAGACGCATATCAAGCAAGCACGAAACCCTATTTTGAAGAATGGGATGTGCAATAAAGAAGGGATGATAAAATGGCAAAAATCATAGCTGTCGCTAACCAGAAGGGCGGCACAGGAAAGACTACCACAAGCACCTGTCTGGCTGGCGCGTTGCAGTTGCTTGGCAAGAAAGTTCTGCTGGTGGACTGCGATGCCCAGTGCAACGCAACGGACACCTACGGCGCACAGACAGAGGACGTATGCACCCTGTTTGACGTGATGACCCGGCAAGGCACGGTCGAAGAAGGAATCCAGCACTGTGAAGCTGGTGACATTCTGCCGTCCGATAACGCATTGAAGGACATTGACGAGCAGCTTGTCCGGGACATGGGCAAGAACTTTCGGCTGCGAGAAGCCCTTGAAAGCGTGTCTAGCCGGTACGATTACATTGTGCTGGACACTCCCCCGCAGCTTGGTCTTGCGCTTGTGAACGCACTGATCGCCGCCAACAGCATCATCGTACCCATCACAGCAGACCGATACGCACTGGCTGGTTTGAGCCAGCTTTCGCAGACCATCGGCGATGTTCGTAGATACTTCAATCCGGCTTTGAAGATTGAAGGTCTGCTCCTGAACCAGTACAAGAGCCGTGAGAACCTGTCTAAAGAGGTTGTGGAGCAGCTCCCTGTGATTGCACAGAGCATGGGAACAAAGCTGCTTGACGTGAAGATTAGACCGTCTATGGGCGTTCGTAAGGCGCAGGCAGAGCGGCACAGCCTGTTTAGCGGTGACACGGCAAAGAGTACCAGCGCAGAGGATTTCAAGGCGTTGGCGCAGATGATTGTAGAGGGGGATGCAAAATGAGCGATTTTTACCCACATCTTTTGAATGCAACTTGTGTTGATGACACGGAGCAAGTCTACGTTATCAATTTTGGTTTTTCATTTAATGACCTTTCCGATAAAGAGAAAGAAATGGCGTTTCATTCTCAGTGGTATCTAGCTGAAAAGTATTGCAAAAAGTGGCAGAAAGAACTTGCAAATAATCAATGGGCAAAATCAGAAGATAAAATGCCAGATGAACTAAACCCATACGTTATCGGGTTTAGCAAAGACGAATACGATGTAGAAATTGTAAGCTATGAAGAAGATTTTAAGGAATGGCGGGACAAAAGCGGAAAGCCGCATAATATAACTCACTGGATGCCGTTGCCGACCGTTCCTGACCTTGATGAAGATTGGGAGGAAGAGGAATGAAGTCAACCAGCAAAAAATCCACAGGCTTGCTTGGCGGCTTTGATTTTCAGCCTATTTTTTCGGAGCAGACATTAAGCCAAAGTGAGCCAAAGGAAGAAGAAGTAAGCCAAGCAAAGCCGAGCGAAGCCGAACAAGCACCAATTAAGCCAAGTGAAGCCACAGACAGCCATGCACAGCCTAATGAAGCACAATTAAGCAGTGTTAAGCCGAAGCAAGCCAAAAACAGCGAAACACAGCCGAACAATGCCATAGTAAGCGAAAGTAAGCCAAAGAAACTGAAACAGGCGAAGGAAGTTCAACGTCTTATCGAACAAGGCGATGTTCCCGGCGCACTAGCCGAAGCTGGTTTGATAAAGAAAAAAATCCCGATGCCGGAATCGCATCAGGGTGTTGCAAGCGGTGACGGCAAGCGTTCAAAGCGCATTACCATCCTTATGAGCGAAGAAGAGCGCAAGTACATCAACCGTGAAGCAAGGCGGCACGGAATGACGATTGGACAGTTCGTGTACGCTCTGGCAGTTGTAGCGGCAGAAGGAAAGATTGAATTGGAAGATTTTCTGGAGGATTGAGGTGTGTCGTGAAACACGATATACCTGCAAACTGTATCTTCCGGTATTAGGTATTGACTTTTAAGCACACAAATAGTATACTTAATGTGCGCTCAAAAGTGGAGGTGAACGCATGAGTGCAAAAATGGGAAGACCAAAGCTGGAAAACCCAAACAGTGTTCGTACAAGCGTCCGTTTGGACGTGAATACTGACAAACAGCTTTCGGATTATTGCGAAAAAAACGGCATTTCTAAGGGAGAAGCCGTTCGTGAAGCTGTCCAGCAATGGCTTGAACATCAAAAATAAAAAATCCCCTAAACTGTTCGTAACTTGGCGGTCACCGGCAGTTTAAGGGATTACACTCCATGCGATTATGGGTGATAAATCCATTATATCATCTTCATAGTTGCATTACAAGAAAGATTTTTGTGGTAAAGCCAATGAACATTCCAGCAACGAAAGAAGAGATTCTCGAAAATTTCAAGCAAAACAGCAATGGCCGTCCGCTCAACAAGGATGATTATGAGATTGCAGAAGCATTATCTCGAATCACTTACAAGGCGTATGAGGTCGGAATGGAAGATGCTAAACAGTTGTATATGGAGGATATGATGGATAACAAGAGATGTAACGCGCTTCACGTTTTTAAGAACAAGACCTTTGGCCAGCTCCGCACGATTGAAGAAAATGGTAAAATTCTTTTCTGTGCTTCTGACGTGGCAAAGGCACTTGGCTATACTAATGCGCCAGATGCAGTAAAACGCCATTGTCGGTATACTGTAAAGCGCAGTACACCTCACCCGCAAGCAAAAGATAAGATGATTGAGGTAACTTTCATCCCAGAGGGAGATGTTTACCGTCTTATCACCCACAGCAAGTTGCCCGGCGCAGAGAGGTTTGAGAGTTGGGTTTTCGATGACGTTCTTCCGTCTCTCCGAAAGGATGGCTATTACAGCCTTGCCCCGCAGGAGAACAAGCCCGACACGAAGGGCGATGCAATCTTGCAAGTGCTGATGAAGAACACGGAAGTCCTGCAAGCCATCGTCCAGCAGAACCAGCAGATTATGATTGCGCTTACAAACCTGTCTGTAAACGATGCAAAGCGCACGATGGAGATTCAGCCTTACACTTCCCATCAGGGGCAGAAGGGTGATGGAAAACGCAGTAAGCGAATCACAATCCTTATGAGCGACAGTGAGCGGACGTTCGTTACGAGAGAAGCACGCAAGCACAGATTCACGGCAGGGGAGTACATCTATAACCTGTCCGTTGCAGCATCGAAAGACCAAATTGACTTAGGCTGATAAGATTGGAGGATTGAAGTATGATGAAATCGAAAGAATTTTACGAAGAAAGCATTAGCCGTTTACAGAAAATGGTCAAACACGGAGTTTACGTTCTTTTGTTCGATGTCTTTGCTGTAGCAGTTCAGATTCCGTTTATCTTAGCTGGTAAATGGGTTGCAGCGCACTTGATTTTGTCCATCGCCGTATCTTTTGCAGCGGGATTTAGCTTTAACACGCTTGTGGATAGCAAAAGACAACTTGATATGTACAAAGCAGATATGGAATTGTACTATACCCAAAACGCTTCATCGCATTATTCGAAATAACAATAAAAGTTGAGATTTAAGGTAATGTAATTATGAACAGCGTACTTATTGATCGGAAAGTAGCAAAGAAAATCGATTCTATTTTTGAGCATCCGAATGAGATATACTCAGTATATTTAAAGTCTGGTGATGCTGTCTGGCTATATGGTAAAGTTGAATTGTATGAATTTTTGCGTAGCCTATAAAAAACTAAGTTCTAAAGTTAAAACAGAAGAACCCCTGTGTGGATACAACGACCGCACAGGGGTTTTGTTTTACTTATCGGCAATGCAATCCCAGTAGAGATATGCCTTGCCATCTGCGGCATCCGTGTCCTCAAGGAACGCCTTTGCCATGTCAGCGTAGAAGCCCGGAGTGTCAACAGACTGACGCTTTGCGACCTGACAATAATCCGAGTACATCATGTTCATGACAGCCCAGAAATCGTTCGGGTCGCAGGTGATATTGCGCTGTTTGGCCACGTCCTGTGTCTGTTCCAGCGTCCAGTGACAGCCTTTGGTGCCGTCAGCGTTCACCATGCTGTCGCACCATTCCTCCGCTTCATCGTGGGTGAGGTGCTGGCGTGGCATCCTGATGGAGCGGCTGTCCGCACCGCCACGTTCGTACTGTCCAGACCGTTTATCCCAGTCTCCGTTCTGCGAGAAGCCGATTTGCGGCATTCTGCGCCCATTTTCTATGTCAGGGTAGCGGGGGATAGGGTAGGGGTCGATGTAGCGGTTCTCCTCATAGGGATAGCGGTCGTTGCCACCTTCCAGCTTACGCAGACGGCGTTCCAGTTCGCGCTCCCTGCGGTCACGCTCTTCCTCAAGGCGGTCACGCTCCGGCTCACGGTTTTTGTCGTGTTCACGGAGCATCATCATGCGGCGAAAATTAGTCTTGCCCATAATCTATACCTCCTTAAGAAATGGACGCGGGCGCACCGGCGTGGGAACGACAGAAGCAGCCAAGATACTTGAACGTGCCTGTGCCAGTAGCAGACGTTGCCACACGGGTAGCGTAGCGGGTGCGAGTGTGGATGCTCTCAGCGGTTGCCTGAGCGCAGTTGCAGTCGGTCAGAGGGTATGCGGTCGCGCCTGCGCCGATGGTAATGACCACAGGGGCGTTGATGGTGGTCGTGTCCGGGATGCTCTGAGCAACCACGATGCAATACTTCTCTCCGTTCTGATATGCGCCAGCAGGGATATTGATGGTCAGCGTATCATTAGCAAAAGTCACCGACTGGCTCAGAACCAGATGCGGGCAGAGTTTGCAGCTTGTTTTGCAAGCCATAATGTTTTCCTCCTAAAAAATCAGGGGCAGAGGTGTCTTACCCCTGCCCCGATGGTTCACCCGGTTTTATCGGGGAGTGTGTTGGTTAGCAGCAGCCGCAACAGTTCACGCCCACGTTGGGGTTTGCCACCTGATAAGCGGGAATCGGACGAGGATTGACCCGGTTCAAGATGGTATCAGTCTGCTGAGACATCACGGTGGTCAAAAGCGCATTCTGACGATCCTGAGAAGCTGCGAACTTCAGGCTCTGGTTCTCAGCGGTCAAAGTAGCGATCTTATCCTGCGTGAAGTAGTCCATCATGCTGCGGAAGTTGGCGTTGCAGTTGTCCACGATGGCGCGGGCGTTGTCTGCGATAGCCTGACGGGTAGCGCAGTCCTGCTGTGCAATGGTGTACTTCAGGTCGCCGATCAGCTGCTTGTTCTCGCAGCAGCAAGATGCCAGCTGCGTTGCAAGTGCGGTCTGACCCGCCTGCCGTGCGTTGCCCTCCTGCATGATGGCAAGGCTGATGGCGTTGTCGCCGTTAGACACGCTGCGTTCCAGACCGTTCACGAGCTGTGCGTTCTGGTAGCCAAGCTGACAGATGGCGCTGTTCACACCAGCAAAGCCGTTTGCGATGTTGGTGTTGACGCCGTTCATCTGTGCCAGCTGATCATAGCCAAGAGAGCAGATACCGCTCTGGATGCCCGCCAGAGAGCGGGAGGTATCCTGCTGATAAAAGCCCTCAGACAGAGCCGCGCGGGTGTCTGCACCGCCCTGACCAGTTGCGCCAGTGCCGACCAGATAGGGGATGTAGCTGTTCATGCCGTTGTCACCGCCGTTCCGGCCATAGCCGTTTGTGCCCCAGCCGAAGATGATGGCGAGGATGATAACCGCCCACAGACCTTCGTTGCCGAAGAATCCACCGTTGTTATTGCCACCATCCTGCCCAGCCAGATAGCCAGTTGCAAAATCGTCCATAACAAAACTCCTTTCAGTTTTGCGTTATGCTATCCCACCGCCGTATGCGATGGGCGAAGCCAAACAAAAGCGGTTTTTGTCAAGTCCGCAAAACTGAGAAGCGTTTCGCTTAGAGGGATGCGTTATCGGGGCAGCGTCAGATTCAGGGCGCTTGCCAACTGGTTTAAATCGATGCCACGCTCTTTGGCTAAGTTCTGCGCCATCGTTCGGAGCTGCGCTTCGTTTTTGCCCTGAATCAGGTTCAAGCCCTGCATGATGGGTGCGCTCTGCCCACCCAGCTGCTGGATAAGCCCCATCGGGTTCTGCCCGGCACGAGCCAGATTTGCCAGCTGCATAATAGGGCTGTGAGTAATCATATCAAACGGAGAGGACATTGTTATTCTCCTTTCTTTGCTGCGGCAGCTGGCTTAGAGAAGCTCTTCTGCCACTTTTCCAGCTCATCCAGACGGTGGACGAGGGCGTTGTACTGCTCAATGGGCACATACTGCTGTGTCGGTGCAGCGGTCTGCTGTGCCTGTTGTGCTTGCATCTGCCGCCATGCTTCCGGGCTGTAGAACTCCTGCACATAGGATTCGCAGGTGTCTGGGTTGAGACGCTTGCAGTAGATCACACCACTGCGCAAGTCTGGGCAGTAGGTCGGTCTGCCGTACAGGTCAGACGGTATTGCCAGAAATTCTTCCCTGCTGGAAACAGGTCTGCCAAGCAGCCAACCGCCGTCCTGTGCCGACTGCTGAACAGGCTGCTGCCCATTCATCGACTGCGGACGCTGCGGTTGTGCCTGTTGCATCTGCGCGTTCGGTAGGGGAGTGGCAAGCCCAACTGTTCCCATGCCGCCGTAAGGATTGACAGGCTGCTGCGGAACGTAAGGCGCTCCGGGTGTCGGGTAATAGCTCATAATACATCCCTCCTATTGCATCCAGTGTACCGCATCGGAAAAAACGAAAGACAACGAACGTCAAACGAAGGGCAAAAAAAGAAAAGCGCCAACACGGAAAAATCCGCATGAGCGCTTAACTGTTAAGGGTTTCACTTTGGAAGCAAGAATAAAATATCACGTTTTAGTTTGCACGGCAAGAGTTTCGACAAAACTAGTGCAAATAAGGCAAAAAATCAAGAGCGGAACTGCCCGTAGGCAATGCCGCTTTCTACAAAGGCCGTAGCCTTTCAAATCATAAATCGTATGGCACATAATGCAAAGACGCATACACGGATAATGCCACGCCCAAAACCGAGCTATGCCAAAACGGAAGGACGGTTTTTAGAACGCTTGATGTCGCCCCAAAAATAATCAGAGCGAACAAAACACGGGACAAAAAGTGATATATTTTATTTGCCATAATTCATATAAAATCGTCTCCCGCATGATACGCACTGCCAGTAGGCGCGCGGGAGACTGGTCGGCACCTATCTGGCAACCGCTTTTTTCATTCCCAGATAAAGCACTGGGCTAGCTGGCAAATATCCACCCTAATGCGCTTCTCCGAGAGGCCGGGAGGATTTGTTGATGTTATTATACCACAATCCGTGCAAAAAGAAAAGCGGCAGACCAGAAAGCCTGCCGTTTTTGAATTGCCTGAGCAGAAGCTCAAAGCTAATCCTATAACCATGATTAGTATATCACACATCCAGCATTTTTTCAATGCTTTTCAGCCGGTAGCCTATCGCTGTCCGGCTGTAATGTGTCTGCGCGGCAATGTCAGCTTGTGGGAGCCGCTCAACGTACCGCAAAAGAGCTATCTTTCGGTCAACCCTCCCAAGCGGCGCGCTTTTGATGGCGGCGATCATCCTCTTCCGGTCAAGCCCTCGCAGCGCAGCGGGCAGCACTACACGAGCCGCCGCCACGGGCAACACCGAGCCAGAAAGGTTGCGGCAGCTGTCCGGCGTTGCGCACCATAGTGCCAATGCTGGCAAAACGGTGACATTTTGTCACCATTTTGTTGGCATTGCCGAGATGACATGTTTTCGTGAGGCCACGAAGACGTGCGCAGACCATTTTCGTGACGTGCCGAAATTGCTCTTGTGCGGCGTACATCTCGGTGACGTTACCGAGATGGTCGATTTTGTTGACCTTAACAAAATCGCAGAATGTTTTCGTAAAGTCACGAAAACGTCTTTGTATGGCGTACATTTTGTTGGTGTCAACAAAATGCTCGTATGTAGTGCTTGCCATGCTATCCTCCCATCAACTCATGCTTAAATCAACGTTTTCGATTTCTGCACGGACTTCGAGCGCATGGAGATAATTCCCCATAGCCGCTTTTTGCTCTTTCAAAAGAGCCAAAGAGCAGGACGGCGTAAAGCTCAAAGTTCCGGCCTCGTACTGGATAGTCATGCGGTGCAGCTTTTCATAGCGGATTTTTGTCTGGTAATACTCCGCGCGAAAACGCTCCTTGTAATCGCTGCTGAGCATCATTTCGGTAGTGTTTTTCAAATCCATGTGTTATGCCTCCTTACAGTGTGATTTCCTCAGCGTCTGCCTTGTCCTTAGCGTCCAGCGCATCGTAGTACGCCTGCGCCAGAGCTTCCACCTCTGCGATGTCGTCGGCGTCCAACAATCCGCTGTCCAGATGGGTGTACGCCTTGTCCAACCAATAGGCCACGTCGCGCCCTGCGGCGATTTCCCGCTTGATGGAGCGCAGCGTCAGGTCATGGCGGGCTCTGGATTTAATTGCCATAGTCAGTCCTCCTTATGTGTTGGTCATTGATGCCACAGCATCCTCAAGATTTTTGACGACGAGATTTACGTCCCGCTGGTAGTCCAACTTGATGCCAGCACCGTCACCAGCCTGCACCACCGTGTCAGGGCCGTAAGTGGCGAGGGCTTTGTAGGCGGCAATCTCGGCAGGAGTGAGCGGGTTTTCGATGGGGGTAGCGAGAGCGTAGAATAAAATGTATTCTCCTTCTTCCGGGTTTTTGGCGCCAATGGGAATAAAAACTTGCGCATTGGTTGTGTCTACATAAAAGTGCGGGGAATCTTGGGTAAACGAAACGATAAATTGCAGTTTATTGCATAGGGCTTCTGTTTTATAATCGCGACCAGGGAGTGGCAACAGAATCGAAAGCCGTTTTGTTACCGCAAGCTCAGTGGTACCTGTGATCTTACAGGTTGACAAGTCTACAGCGTTCACTCTCTGCACCTTCACACCCCTTTCCAAGTCCACCTCGTCGCACACCCACTGCTGGCCCTGCGGGTCAGTGTAGTTGCCGCCAGAGGTGACAGGGATGCCGGGTAATCCGTTGGGTGTGGGAAGCGTGAGGAGCTGTTCACGGTAGGGGGAGTAGGCGATGGATGAATCCAACGACACCATTAGCTCACTGAAAGCTGCTTCATCCTCACATTGAATGACCATGTACTTGGATGTAGCAGAAATTTCTACTTGTCGTTTTGAATCCGCGTTTATAGCGCTGGACGGACGAACCACAGACCCTTTAGTGGGTAGTGCATCTACGACCGCAACACGGAATTTAGTTCCAATTTTGTTTCTCGTAACATAGTATTTAGCTCCTGTAACCACTTGCAAAACACTTGATACATTTCCGACGGCCAAGCCAACGCTATCTGCTACCGAATTGATGAAATATTCTTGAAACCCCTGTTCGTAAAACAAGTTTCTACCCGTCACCTTCACCGTCAAACTTCCGCCGTTGCCTGCGCTCACGATAGGCACAGGTGCATCCGGCGTGGGTGTGCCGTCCTGCGTGCTCCGACCGTACACGGTCAGGCCGCACAGGGGCGCAGAGAAAGCGTCGTCAACGGAGATAGGATTGCCTGTTTCAGTGCCTACAAGGATGTTCTGCCGGGCCTTTACTGCGCTGATAGCGTCACCTGTGGCTTTTGCGTCAGCGGCTTCGCCCTCGTGGGTGAGGGTGGTGTCCAGTGCTACGGCAGGGCCGGTCTCGCCTTTAGGGCCTTGCGGGCCGGTATCACCTTTTTCGCCCTGCGGCCCCTGTGCACCCTGCGGGCCACGCTCGCCTTGGATGCCCTGCGGCCCCTGTTCACCACGAGGACCAGTCTCGCCCTGTGGGCCGGTCTCTCCGGGGTCGCCTTTGGGGCCTTGAGGACCCTGATCACCCTGCGGGCCGGTCGGGCCGATGGGACCGGGGTCGCCCTTTTCGCCCTTAAAGTCACCGCTTGCAATGCCGTCTTTGAGCTCCTGCAGGCTGTCAGCGGCCTGCTTGGCGCTCTGCCCGGCCTTTTTGGCAGATGCCCCGGCCTGCTCTGCTGCCGTCTGTGCATCGGTCTTGGCCTGCTCTGCGGCGGTGGCATCGGTGTGCACGGCATCCACCAGCTCCTGCCAGGCAGGTGTGCCAGGCTCCGGCTCTGTGCCATCCTCTGTGCCGGAGTTGGCACTCACCCGGTAGCGCAGGTCTGCGCTGGTGACGGTCTTTGCGCCGTCGCTGCCCTCAAAGGTGACGCACCCGCTCCCGGGCTGTGCGGTCACGCTGGCGGGCACGGCCACATAGCCGTCCACCACCAGCGAGGATGCCGGGTCTTTGCCGTCCGGGACGTGCCAGAAAACCCGGATGGTCAGGCCGTCCCACTCGCCGGTTGCATCGACGTGCAGGCGGTACACGCCCCGGTTCTTGGTGTAGCCAAAGCGCACCAGCTGCTCATAGCCCGGCACTTTGACGACGCCATTGGATGCGAGAGATACGCTTAGCTCAATCATAAATTACCCCTTGTTGATGGTGGGTTTCTTTTCTGCCAGTGCCTTTTTCATCACGCTAACAGCCTTTTCAATTACGCTGTCCAGCACTTCATCGGTGATAAAAGGCTTCAGCCAGTCCGGCAGTGCGCCGCGCAGCGCGGCAAAGACCTGGGCCTTTTTCTTGGCACCCTGACCGCTGCCCATGATGCTGTTTTCTGCCAGGGTCACCAGTTCCAGGGCCCACTGCTTGACGTACTGCTTATAGCCCAGGCGAATTGCACCAACTGCCAGGGAGATAAAGCCCAGGACCATCAGAACCAGGGCGACGGGGGTGGGGATAAAGTTAAGCATTGCTTCCATGTTTCGTTACTCCTTCCATGAGGTAATTATCAATTTTTTCCTTGCTGGCCTGCATAGCGGGCACGTTGTTTCCGGTCAGCTGTGCTTCCAGCAGGGCACGAACGGCTTCAAGCGTCAGGCGGTTTACTTCGTCGATTTCCCCGAAGCGGGACAAATCGCGCCCAAGCGCCAAAGAATGTTGCGCATAGCCCGTTTCTAGCGTTTGCAAGCGCTTGTCCATCTCGTCAAGCCGCTTGTTCTGCGCATCGTCGGGGGCCTGCGCCTTTTTGATGTACTTGTGAATGATTTCCAGCACCTTGTCGATGGTGATGGCCGCAGCGCACAGGCTGCCCAGAATGCCAAGCACCCACAGTAAAGCTTCTTTTTCGGTCATTTACCCTCCAGGAGACGGGTCAGACCCTTCTTGCTGATGATACGGGGGTAGTTGAGGGTAGTGACGTTGAGATCTACGTTGCCGGAGATACCAGGCACGCTGCCCTTACTGGTGTGCTGGTGGGTGTTGTAGGCAAAGGTCACAGCAGGTGTCTTTCCTGTGTAGTCGGCCAGCCACACGTCGTAGGGGCTGAGAGCAGCACCGCCCATATACAGGCGTGTTTTAGCAAAGCTGGTGTAGGTATAGAGCTGGGCATAAAAGCCCATGTCCTCCACCTTTTTCAGGGCGTAGGCTGTCAGGTCGGTCAGCGCCTGCTTGCCAAGAACCCTGAATTTGTTGTCCTCCACGTCCACTGCCACAGGCATTTCCAGTGTCTTGCCACGCAGGGCGTCAGCCAGCAGGGAAAGTTCTGCATCGGCCATCGCCTCGCTGGTGGCGTAGGTGTAGTAATACACGCCCACCGCCAGACCTGCCGCCTTTGCGTTGCGATAGTTCGCTTCAAAGGTCGGGTCGATGTACAGGCCGTCTGCTCGCTTGGAGAGCCTGCGGTTTGTGCTGACGGTCTTGAGCATGACACCCTGATAGCCAGCGGCCTTGACCTTCTTCCAGCCCTCCGGTGTAATGCTGCCCTGATACCGGCTTACGTCGATGTAGCGGTAGGGCGGTGCTCCCGTCCACTCGGTCACAGATGCCATCGTGTCCTCCTGTTCTGCCTGTTCTTCCGCCAAAGCGGCAAAGAACCGGCTCAAAAAGTTAAAAAGTGCGGTCAAAAATGTGTTGTTTATTGCGATCACCCTCCCGGGCCCAAGAGTAGGCATTAAGCGCCATGGGTGGTCTCCTGCTGGGCCAGCAGCTCGGTCAGCTCTTTGTACTCGGCCTCGGTGATGCGGCCGAGGGCGTAAAAAACATCAATTTTTTCCGCAAGGCCAGCGGTCTGGCCGCGCTCGATCAGGCGTTTACAGGTACGATACAACATAGGTTTACCTCCTTATGTGGTGGTGTCAGTGGTGGTGTCGTCGGTCAGCCCCAGTTCCAGCATGGCGACGCGGTATTCATGATCTACCGCCAGGGCGTCCGTGTCCGCCTGCGCGGCCTGGGTCTCGGTCAGCAGTTCGGCAAGGGTGGGATAGTGGTAGCCGGTGAGCCAGATCTCTACGGTGTAGCCGCCGGTCGAATATTCTGTTGCAAAGTGCAGGGTCCCGTTTGTCTGGAAAGTCGTGTTGGATGCGAAAATTCCCGTGCCATTGCCGAAGTTATGATTGACCGTGCTGCCTTTTGCGATGTCTACTTCTTCGCCGTACCCGCCGGTAGGGCTGTTGTATTTCGTCTTGACGTGCACGTAGTCCAGGCCGTCTGGCATTTTGATATCGTAGGTCTTCCACTTTTTTCCGGTTTCTTCGTAGTGGTTCCACACCAGCCGGGGCTCCGACTTTACCGCCACGGCGGCAGCGATCTTGTCGTTGAGGGTCTTGCCGCTCAGGGTGCCGTCCGCAGCGATGTCCAGATAGTCGCCCACCTTCACGCCGCCCAGCAAGGTAGCAGTGGCGGGGCGAAGGGGCATGTACTGCTCAAGCAGCTGCCTGATCTGGTTTTGCGTCAGGTAGTCTGACAGATCCACCTCTTTGCGGGTATCGACCCACGCGCCGGTGTCACCGTCCCACGTCCAAATGGTGTCCGTAGTACCAACGACTGCCCACCAGCCATTTTCGCCTATAGGAACAGCGGCTTTCAGAGCTTCCGGCGTGGCGTACCACCCCTGTGCACCGATGGTGATGGTGCGGACCTGCTCAAAGTATTCTTTTGTGCCCTGCAAATAAGTAGCAGACTGAGATTCCGAACGCTTTGAATTGATTTCGCTTGTCTTGGCAGCAGCAGCAGACAAAGCTGCATTTTCAGAGTCTGCTTTTACAATTGCAGAAACATCTTTTGCGGCATTTTTTGCAGCCTGTTCTGCTTTTGCACGTTCTTCCGCAGCGGAATTTGCCGCAGAAACGGCTTCCTCTTTTGCGTTGATGGCACCTGCAACTGTACTCAGCTCATTTAAAGTGGATGCGTTGATCGGTGTGCCGTCCTTTATGGGCTCGTCGTTTCGGACGAGCGTTACAACTTCAGACGACCCATCCTCACGGACTAACGTCCACCTGCCAGGATATTTTGATATGCGGTCTTCAAAAACCATATTGTCCCTCCCCAGCCATGTATTCGCCAGAAAAAGTAACGTAAGTTTTGGCGATTGATTCTATGTCTGACAAAATGCTTTCAAGTTGGTTCATTGTCTCGAATCCAAGCCTATCCATAGACGGGGGTGTCGGCGCAGTTTTGGCGTCCCCTGAGTTTTTAGAACGAATAGATTCGATATTCGACAGCCACCTAGTAGCATCTGACGTGGTAAGATACCCGTTTATGTTCCAGTTCGTCTTGACATCTACGTCCGCACCAAGAAGTGAAGCAAGCTCGGATATGCCGGTTTCTATTCTCGAAAAATCTCTGTAGTCAAGAGCCCCTTTCATACCGGAAAGCCACTCCGCTTTTTCCTCATCCGTCCAGGTCCCATTCACGGCTTTACCATAAATGAACTTTAGGCGGTCAACATCGTCTTGGCTTCTGTCTGTAATCCAAATCGCCATAGTCCCTCCTTAAAGCAAAATCTTTTTGCCGTTGCCGACTTTAGTCGTGGACGGAAGCGTGAAAGCAGGGCTGAACTTGTTAGAGCTCCAAGCATTGTACTGCTCTGTGAGGAAAAAAATCCTACCTGCACTAGACGTTCCAAGACTGTAAGTCCCAACGAGTTGGCCCACGATATGGTTTCCATCAAAATCTCGCCATGCAGGGGAACGTGACCATCTGCGGATAAGACGATTGGCGGAATCATCATAAGACTGAACAAAAACATTTCGGGTTTGCTTTGGTAGTACAGAACCTTCTTTTTTGAAAAATGGGTTACTGCCATTTACATAAACATCTGCGTTTTTGTCTTCCGGGTCAAACATCTCATAAATAGACGGGAGAAAAACACTGCGAGAAAGCGTTCTGATTTCCGTAGTGCTACCACCTACCGTGTAATAGAAAGAAGTAAGCCCCATTGCGGACTTGACGGTATCGCTAAATCTGTTTGCGTAATCTTCCTTCAACAGCCTGTCGATGGAGCTTCCGTCGTATGTATTGACGTGTGTCTGGTTCCACACTGTTTCAGGAAGAGGTTCTTTCCTGATGAGAAGTGTTCTCCCTGGACCATTTAAGCCAGGCTCATACCCATGTTTTGCAACAACAAACTCTACATCCGCACCACTTTCTTGAATGTAAACAGACGATCCTTCCGGCATATCCGACAAAGACGGAGCCTGACTGATAACGTTACACTTTGCAGATACGGAAGATACGAAGGCTGTGACTACGGCATCTCCACTGGAAACAAAAGAAATGTCGCAAGCAGAAACGCCGCCTTTATTGGAAACGACGGAAATGGAAACAACGCCGGGAGGAGATGCTTCCCATCCGATTGCTGGGGAATCCTCTGAGGAAGGAACAAGCGTTGCGGTTAAACGAACAGTTTCTCCAGGAGCCACAAAAACGGAGCCCTTGTCAAGTCTAAGGGCACTCGCGCTTTCCACCATATATCCTTCCATCGTCCCTTTAAAACATCCATTAAAGGTATACTTGGCATCCGTAACGAGAACATTCGATGCATATCCAAACTGATGGTTTGCTCTAACAAAAGACAGTGCATCAATATGAGGGCTTGCACGAAATTCCAAGTTTACCTTTCTTCTGTTAGAAAGAAGTGCGTATGTTTCGGTCAACGCATTTTTTGCGCTAGAAGATACAGATTTCGATACAAGCGGATTATTGATGCTTTGGGTCGCTCCATTCCCACTAGCTCCGGCTGGATAAAAAACGGATTCGCCGCCAACCTTGCACGATACGTTTTTTATTTTTGTCGAAAACGTTATTTCTGGGTATTTAAAGCTATTCAAAAGCGATATTTCCTCGATACCAGACCTCGTGACTGGAACAAGAGGGACACGTTCAATGTGAATGACCCCATCTCTGGATTGGTAAAGAGCCATCCCGGCTGCGTTTGCAGCAAGCTGAAGAATGTCTGCGTTTTTATAAGAAGAAGCATCGGAGGAAATGTCGCAAGAATAGTTTTTTAATTCTTCCGAAATTTCGTAAGATATTCCGGAAACATCCAGAAGTTCCAACGCATCAAAGCACATCTGATAAAGGGTTCCGCTCGTGTGCCCGGTATAGATGGAATCTTGGAGGAAAGACAAAGCGTCCCTGGCATCAAACGACGCCGTTATGCCATTTGCTGGAATTGTCCACCCAGAAAGAAAAAACTTCCCTCCATCAATCCATTCGACAGCATCTCCAATGTCCATGCCGTACTGAACTGAAATCTCCTGACGTTCATAAAGATACCGATAAAGTCCACCTGGATTTACCGGGTTCCAGCGTTGTTCGGAGTTATCAACAGAAAACGAAACGGAATCTTTGGAAAGCTGCCCAGAAATCGGGTCGCGCTTTGATTCGTGCGTATAAGAAAGCAAATCCGCTTTGCTAAATTGGACACGCAAACCAAATTCAACTTGCTCCACTCTGGCTCTGCGGCCCTGGATGCACCATTCTAAAATTTCCAAACTGATTGAATCATATCCGGAAACCTCAAAATCTACAGAGGATTCAACAGACTGGTTGTCGTCAACTTGTTTTGTTGCAACAAGCTCGCTGCCGTTATAGACCGTCAATTTAAAAGATTTTGCATATTCATTTAAAGCGGACGACCACACGATTGTAATTCCTGGAATTCTTTCAGTGTGTGTTTTGCTGAAAGAGAAAGTAATAATCGGATGGTTTGTGTCAGAAACACAATCCATGCTTAAATACCCAGCGTTCTCGTAGGGCTCTGAACCTGGGACCAAAAGTTTGCTCCCGTCAAGGACCCACAAATTAGGTTCTCCGGTGGCATAATTGGCCAAAGAAGCAGAATCAAGATCTGTGACAGACAACGTGTTGCTGAATAAAGCCTGGTTAGAAGAGCTGGCAATAGCGTCTGCTTGGGCCTTATCGTCAGAGACGTGGTAAGTGATGCGAACAAACATCTCCGGAACAAGTGTTTTTTCGTATTGCTCAAGCCACTTGTCGGAAGGCAGAAAGCCCATGAATAATCACCTCTCTTAAACTTCAACGAGGCTAAGGGCCGCTCCGACCCATCCCATAACGTTTCCGTTGGACGGGGAACGCCTCCACATTCCAGCGGTTCTATCGGAAACATACATTTGTCTTGTCGTGTAGCTTGCAGTTGCTTGGTTATAAAACCGAACAGTGCAGTAAAAGTTTGTGGTGAACGGCCCGATGATGTCCGCCCACTGTCTTGCGGTAAGATAATTCCATTTTAGGGAAATCTTCGCAACATCGTGCCGCACCACAGACCCAACGACTTTGCCTTGTACGTTTCGTCCGGAATCGACTATAGTGCTTGTTGTAGCGTCGTAGGAGGAAGGCTCAGGCAGCTCTCTGCCATTTACTGTGACGAGAGATTGCATAAAACGTAAACCTCCTTAGTAGCTGTAAACTTCGTCTCCCATAATCTGAAACCCACGCTCCGATTGCCGCTTTTCCACGGACGCAGTGATTTGCTTTCCGTCAAGGTAAATCTTGAGCTCTTTCCCTCCGGTAAGCTCGTCTCCGTACCGCTGGAAGATGTCAAGGAATGCGTTATAGCAACCGTCGTGGACTGCGCTGCGGAGCTCTGCGGAGCTTGCTCCGCTATTGGAAGAACTTGGATAATAGCTCCCAACAGATGTGCTAGAGCCGTTAGCAGAATCATAATCGCTCGTGCCAGGGTAGCTCGAGTAGTTATTGTCTACGGATGGGCTGGAGCTTGTTCCGTACTTTCCAACAAGCGTTCCGACAATTCCTGCGATGGCGGCTGCAATTGCAACGCCGCCAGCAATCATGATGACGCCGGTTGGAATGCCAAGAGAGGTCAAAACGCTGCCGATCGTCTGCAAGATGCCCATAAAAGCAGCTCCAATTTGACCGATAAGCCCGGCAATGCCAGCGATGATAGATGGGAACTGGCTCAAAACGCCAGAAGAAAGGCCAATACTGATTGCCCTGCCGGATGCTGAGATCGGCCCGATCAAAGCGGAAAAAGACGTTGCAATCTTGCTACCGAGACCGACGACCTGCGTGGAGATTTCGCCAAACTTGGATGTGATTCCATCCAAAATGTTCTTTCCGACAAGTTTTGCAGAAGAAAACGCTTTGGAACCAACGGTCTTAAGAGCACTGGTAAGATTGGAAACCAAGTCGGAAGCGTAAGACTTGACCTGTTTTCGGTTTTCCTCCCCCATTGCCTTCCAGATAATGGCTGCTGTGTTTTCGGCGACGGTTTGGATATCGCCTTTCTTGACCGCATCGATCATGCCCTTAATCGTGCCAATGAAGTCGCTCTTAAGACCGTTGTCGATTTCATTCCACTTTGCGTCAAACGTATTGACCATGTTATCAACAAAGCCATTTGCAACGTCTGCGCCATAGTCAATCATCTCGTTGCCCTTCTGCTGAACAACGTTTGCCAAATTGGTCATAGCTTGTTCAACATAGGGAGACGCAGCATTGATGCCGTTTGCAAGACCTTGAACGATGTAACCGCCAATCTCCGCAAATACAGTAGAAGGGGAGTGGATGCCGAGCACATTCTTGACCTTATCAATGACTGCATTGCCAACATTTGCAACAGCGTTTTTGGCCGTTTCAATCATGTTGTTCACGCCATCAATAAGACCCTGAATCAGATTTTTGCCAATATCAAAAAGACTAAAATTGTCGAATGCACTCTTGATTGCAGAAAGAATCTTCTTTGCGGTTTCAGCTACGCTAGAGATAGCATCGGTAATGCCTTTCTTTAATCCAGCGATAATATAGCCGCCTTGTTCGGCCATTACGGTAGATGGGGAATTGATTCCAAAGGCAGACTTAAAGCCATTGATGAATGGATTGAACACATTTTCGACAATCCAAGAAGCAACATTCGTGATTGCGTCTTGAATGCCATAATAAATACCGTAGACAATATTCAGGCCAACATTATTGAACGGCCCCTCTGCCACTTTCTTTTCAAAATAATCGGCAATTCGAGAAACTAGACCGCCCATGAAGTCGAGTGCTTCAATGAATGCTTCGCCAAAGAAACGACCAATGGCTTGAGCTAGACCGGCCCAATCTACAGAAGTAACGGCTCTAATAGCAAAGTCAACGAGGTCTTGACCGAGCTGGTAAGAGTCTGTGCCAGCCAAGAAATCAGAAACAGCGTTAATGCTATCAGTAATAAAGTTGAAAAAAACTCTTGCAAGCTTTTCAATCTCAACATTTTGAAGAGCATCAGAAAGCTTATCAGTTAGTTGCTTCCCAACACCAGTCCAATCTACTGTTGCTATCCAATCTGAAAGTTCGTGAAAAAATCCAGAAAAGCCATCAATAAAGGCGTTAAGCACAGATGTCCAGTCAAGCTGAGACAGGAAACCACCAAGAAGCTCAAACTCGATGATGAATCTGTCCGCAAGTAATCGGCCAAACAAATCCCAGTCTACAGAATCCACGAGCCCGTTAACGCCATCTGCAAAAAACGCTCCAAGCGAGGCCCAATCAATAGAATGGATGGCATTATAAATCATGCCCATAAGTTTATTTAGCTGTTCGCCGATTTGGGTTCCGATTTGGAAAGAATCGAGAGATTTTAATTTTGCCTTAATCTCGTCAACAGCGCTTCCAGCATAATCTTTGAACATATCATACTGGGAGAGGTCAACGTCGCCGAGCAGATTGCCAGCAGCACCGCCACTGCCAGAGCCAGAAGAGCCGGAATTTTGCGAAGGGTCGATAATGTTTAATTCATCAAAGCCCATCGTATAATCTTTGGCCGCTTTCGCCGCCGCTTTCGTAGCATCAGCAGTGTCATCCATAGCGCTGGTTACACCGCCAATATCTTTCTGTGTCTTGCTAAAATCGGTAAATTCAATTTTCTGCCCGAACACAGATGCAAGAGAGACCACAAATTCTTTGATAAGGTCAACTGCTGCAATCAGAACGGGGAGAATCGCCTTAAATGCGGGATAAAGAAGCTGGCCTACAGCCTTTGCAAGCTGCGAAATTTCAGACTTCAAAATGCGTACCATATTGGCGGGGCTACTAATGGTCTGCGCGAGGTTGCCTTGAATGTTGGTAGTCTGCTTCATAATGGCGATGTAGCGAAGAACTGCCTTATCTGCCTGAGACAGACTAGAAACCTGTTTATTAAAGCCCAAAGCAAGAAGTTCCTGCTGCAACCGTGCCTGAGACAAGTCAACGCCCAAGCGGCGAATAGGCTCAAGTTCTCCAGAGATAGCAGAAGCAATTGCGGTAAAGGTAGTAGCGGTATCTTTATTCCAATAGGACGATTCGTCATAGGCAAGTTGGGTCAGGTTCTTGGATAAGATATACGCTTTATCGCTTGCCAGGCCGAACGAAGTTGCAAGGCTTTGGATCGTAGCAATGTTTGTCATTGCTTCTGTCGGGTCGATGCCAAGCAGAGATTCCATCTTATTGATAAGCTCTGTTGCTTGACCGCTTAACTCGCCCATTGCGTTATTGAACAAGTCTGTTGCTTCATAAAAGTCATTGAACTTAGTAACGGCATTGGCAAGATAAGTGGCAATAGCTTTCAGAGAAACTAGCTGTGCTGCACGTTTCTTGATGGCTTCCAACTGGCTTGCCAAGCTTGAAAGGCTAGTACTTGCTTTCTGGTTTGCCGAAGAAAAGCGGGTTGTAGAATTGACAGCACTTTCAATTTTAGATGGAAGTGAAGAAAAAGAGCGCCCTACCTTGTCCAGTTTGGAAGCGAGTGGAGAAATAGCGGATGCCACTTTCTTACAAACTTCCGCAAAATCATCAAGCGTTTTAGAGTCCAGCTTCTTTGTAATGCTTGGGATTTTAGCAATGGAATTGATTGCACTGCTTACGCCACGCAAACTCTTAATGGAAGAATCGCTAATAGAAGAAATAGGGGAAAGGCCGTTCTTCAAGCTGTTCATCTTGCTGCCAAGTCCTGAAAAATCCATGTTTCCAAGATTGACGGACGAAATTTTGTTCAAAGCATTAGCAACAGAGCGGATGCCTTTTGCGCTTTGAGTAAGGTCTACATTAGCAAGACCGTTCATAAAAGACGTGATTTTGCTAAGACCGTCCAGCCCAGTAGATGCGGATTTAAGAGCGGAAATAGAAGCAGATAACTTATCAAGACTACTGCAAACCTTTGCCACGTTGCCTTTCGTCCGCAAATTAGAAATGGCGGCAGCGAGCTTGTCGATATTAAGCTCTGCACCCTGCGATTCCGCAGAAATTTCTACGGATAAGCTCGTAATATCAACATCAGCCATCACTACCACCATCACTTTCCATCATAGAGAACATCATTCTCTTGATTCGCTCCTGCGCCTCAACTGCGCGTTGGTATTCATACTCGTCTTTCTCCTTTTGGGTAAGGGGAAGTGGTCTATCCATGTACTTGATGAGCTTAGACCCTTTCTTGCGGAACATATTGCCAACCGTAGAGGAAAGCGCAGATGCCATGTAAAAGCCATTTCTCCACGCTTCTGTGTTGGCTCTGCGTTCCCGCAGCTCCTCTGCGTCGCGATAAACCTTCGCCAGCCAGACATCGCCGTACCAGAACTGGTCGTAGGTCATGCCGATGGAGATGTAATAGGCTTCTACATCGTGGAACAGCTTGGAAAAGGAGAACGGTTCTCCTTCTCTGTCTGTTTCCTGAGATTGTGTAGTTACACAACCTCCCACGTTGCGTTTTTTGCGGTCTTGTCCTCAGTGTCAGTTGCCAGCAGAGACTTGGAAGCGTCCATGAACATCTCAAGCAGAATGCCCATAAGGTCTTCCTTATCCTCGATGTGCTGGAACATCTCATCAACTACCTTGCGCTTGATGCCCTTGTTCCGTGCGATAAAAGCGCCGTAGAACAGGGCACGAGAGTTGGACAGCAGGTTGGTCATCTGAGTGTACTGGCCAATCTGAAAACCCGCACGCTCGGTGGCCTCCACGCTGTCACGAGTAAAGGTCAGCTCGTAAGTGTTCTTGCCATCGGGGGAATGAAAGTTGATAACTTTAGCAGCCATAATAAATGCTCTCCTTTATAAATAGGGGCAGAACCAAATCCGATGTTCAGTTCTGCCTGGTTTGATTGATTCGATTTTTGCGGCTTAGCCGCCGTTGACAGTCAGGGTTTCGCTGAACTCAGGCTTCTTGGTGAAGATGCAGTTGATGGTCATTTCCACAACCTCGTCTACGCCAAAGCCGGACAAGCCAACCTGATGCATGCCCTGCCAAGTGAAGCCGGAGCCGTCCTGCATCTTCAGGGCGTAATACTTCACGGTGTTGCTCTCGGAAGTCTCATCGTAGCCAGCTTCCTTGACCTTCTTGTAGTCAGTCTTGTTGTAGTTGGCAGTAAAGGACTTGGTGTCGCTCTGGATGATGCCAAAAATGTTGACCTGCATAGGGTCAGACAGAGTGGTGGCGTCCAGAAGGTTCGGCTCGGAGATCAGGTCGGGCACATCCTTGATGTCGCACAGCTTCGTCAGAGCGGTTGCGCTGTCGCCACAATACAGGGTGGTATTCAGACCGGAGATAGCAGTACTCATAGAATGTTTACCTCCTTAGTTTCGGTAAATCATTCCGTCCTCTCCGATTGTTGCCCCATAGCTGCAATCAATCCGATAGACGGAATTGTTGTACAGCCCATTCAACGGGGCAAACGATTTTCGATAAAAATTGAGCGGTTCCAATACAGAATCTACGATGCTCACAATAGAGCGGGCTTCTGCAATGCGCCCGCTTGTTTTGTTGGAGTAGACGCGCACACGCAAAGAAACAGCAGCGTACTTGCTGTGACCAGCAGAATCAATGTGCACAGGAAGGTTGCTGTTTTCCTCTATCTGCACACACGGAAACTTCTTGACGTTGCTGTCATTGATTTCACCAGTAACGAAGATGCCTGGAACTTGCTTTCGCAGCTCCTTAGCAACGGACGTGAAGATAGAATTGAAATAATCAATCAACTATTCCAAACCTCCCTCCACGTTGCTTCAACCTGAGAAGCCATTTCCTCAACAGCCCCCCACATAGCCATAGCCGGTTCGTTACCGTCCGTGTAGTTAAGCTGTCCCTTGCCGTCCACCGTTTTTACAGGTGTACCAGCATTGCCAGCTTCGCCGTAGTAGTACCAGCGGCGTTGTGCGCCGTGTCCTTTACCGTAAGAGCCATGCGCACCGACACCGGACGGCAGTTCACCGCCATATCCGTTGTGATGTGCGCCAGTGCCAAACTCGATAAAAGCAACTGATTTGCCCTCTGCAACGATGGTACAAGTCTTATCTTTTTGGTTGATATGGCATTTCACGTCATTGGAACCGGCGTATTCCGCATTAGCGAAACGCACCTTTGCGACTTCAAGCCCCAACCAAGAAAGACGAAAAGCTAACGCTCTAGCTTTCTTGTTCAGGGTGGTCTTGTACTCCTGTATCTGACGTTCCGCATCACGAAGTCCGGCATCGCTCAACCTCACTTTAATTTTCACTTGCAGCCACCTCTTTCAGCGCATACAGCGTGTCCGTAATATGCTCTGCGACCTTGACCACAGTGTAATTGAAGGGCTTTGAAACGTCTGTCTGAAACCAGACGTGTGTGCCTTCATAAAGCGGGGTGTTGTGCTTTTTGCTGGACGAACTGACAACGTAGCTGTAATCCGTGAACGTGCCGAAAGGGTTTGCTTCCGCAGCGCCGGTAGGCGGGCTGACATTCAGCATTAGCTTTGCGGGTTCGCTCCACGATTCGTATGCGGATTCGCCAGTCTCGTTTCCCCATTCGTCTACGACAGGCGTTTTCTCGCCAACAGGGTTCGAGTACCACAGCGGACGCTTATCCAGCGGGCTTCCATTGAACATCAGCCGATAACACCTACCCTCGGAACCACTTCATTTAACAGGGACTGTGCCACATCGGAACTTTCCCACACACGAGTAATACCATTGTTGGTATAGCTCGTCTGTCCGTTTGCACCGATGTGGTTGTACAGTTCCGCTGCAATGCGTATCTGCAATGACTGATACTGCAAGGGCAGCTCGTCAGGTCTATTGCCGAAGGGGTAGCCCTGTGCAAATATCTTATCTTTGGCGAAATCAAGCAGCAGGTCGAAGAGTGGGTAGTCCTCGTCCGTGATTTCACGGTCAAGTGCAGGGGCAATGTACTGCCCCAGCTTGACTGCCGCTTCGGAATACTGGTCTCCCATGCTGCTTTCCTCCTTTCGCCTTAGTAAGCCTTGATGCAGTACACAGCGTCCATGCGCTCAAAGGACGGCAGGACGATTTCAGAGACGTAGATGTTGGTGTTGACAGGATGCACGGTCTGCTCGGTGGTAACAGCAACGCCTGTGTTCACAACGGAAACCTGTGCGTTGGAGATGCCAGCCATCAGGTCGGCTTCCTCAGGGGTGGCAACATAGTACATATTGCCCAGAGAACCAGAAGGAGCCAGCACAACATAGCCATCAGGCAAATACTTCTCGGCAGCAGCGGTCTCTTCCGGCTTGAACATCTTGTCATACAGGTGAATGCGGATGCCGGATGCACTTTCGATAACAGAACGTGCTTCAGAATCGACAAGAACGGCGGTGGCGGTCTTCATAACCGTCAGGAACCGGTTCTTGATTTCATCCGCAGCAATCATCTTGTGGAAAGTGTTGGTGTTCATGTAGGCATCGGTGATAATCTCACCAGTGTTTGCTAGCACGGTGTTTGCGGCAGTGGTCATCGTGGCGATGGGGGTTGCAGTAGTAGGAGCATCCCATTTCTCCTTGGTAGCCAGAGCCTTGTAATTGGACTGCTGCCAAGTGCCATCAGGGTCGTAATCGTAGACGTAACTCACGCCGTTGGATTCGATGGAGATGCCGGGCTTGCCAGTCTTAGGAGCCAGAAGCTGCCACACCATTCGCTCAGGCACAATGCGAGCTCCGGTAATAAGCTGTGCGGTATCATCGTAGACACGATTAATAACGTCTGCCGCAAACTCCTGATTGGTAGCCAGAACAGAGATAATCTTGCGGCGGTCTTCCTCGTCAATGTGAGTGCCCTCACGGAAGAACGGCATATTGGTCTCGGTCATCTTGATGCCATGACGAGTACGGAACGTAGCCTTAGTGTCGAACACGCTAGGCTTCAGCGAAACGCCAACGCCCTTGTGACCACGCAGCCACTTCAGTTCCATGCTGACCTTCTTACGGGCGGGGAACAGAGCATCAGAAGCATAGGGCTGCGCATTGGTCGGGTCATTCGTCCAGTAGGCGGCAATCGCAGCAGGGGAGAAGATTTCATTCAGATTCAGTGCCATAATTTAGTCCTCCTTACTCGCTCTTTGCGCCAACATCGGTACGGCAGAAAACGGCGGGAACAGCCTTTTTCAGAGCGGCAATATCGTTTGCAGAATAGGTAAAGCCAGACAGCTTTGCCTTGTCCACATCAATAACGCCCTGAATCAGCAGTGCGCCATTGGGGTTGACGGCAGGGTCAACAGTGTGCAGCAGAATGCCAATGGCATCGGTGGCTGCATCAGCAGCACTAGTGCCAGTAGTGGCAGTAGCTTTCAGACCAGTCTTTGCCATAGGATAACCAGCCGGAACAGCATTGGTCTCCTTGACGGTAAAGGGAATGGCAACGTAGGTATCAGCAGCCAGAATAGTGCTTTCAGGAGCCGATACCGGAGTAGTGGTATACTTCATGTTTTCCTCCTTAATGGAAAGCGGTCATTGCGTCACTCGATGCCTTGTTTGCGTCCGCGCGCTCCTTCGCAAAGCGTTTAGCAAAGGAAACACCTGCGCTATCTGCGCCGTCACCATTGCCATCCGCACCCGGAGGTGTGGGCATATCCTTCAGCAGAGAAGCTTTGTATGCGGTGTCGTGGGCGGTCATAAACTCCGACTGGAACTTAAACACCTTGTCCATGTCACCATCAGCTAGTGCAGATGCAGCCTTGTTGGCGAGTTCAGAATCATAACCCTGTGCAACAAACTTCTCACGGTAAGATGCAAGGGTCTTTTCCTTGACAAGGTTCTCCTTGTCGGCAGTAAGGGCTTCAATCTGCTTCTGCATCTCTGCCAGCTTGTCAGCCTGTTCCTGTGCGGCATTCTCGTCATCAGTACGCTTTGCTTTGAGTTGCTTCTTGTACTCGGCAGCTTCGCCATTGGCTTTCGTCACGGCGTTGCGCAGCTTCTCGACCTCTGCGCTAGGGTCTGCAACCTTTTCAAGCGCAGAGATGATTTCATCGGCGGTCATGCCCTCTTTGTAGGCATCACCAAGCAACACATTGAGTTTCATATTGTTAATTTCCTCCTGCGTTTTTTTTACCGTTGCTTCCCTGCAACGCTGCGAAATTTGTATCCCGGCTTCCCTGCCGTGTTTATAGCAAAGGGTTATTCGCCCTCTGTTTCTTTGTTAGTATTCTCAGGCTGTTCATCAGTCGATGTTTTGTCGGCATCGACAAATTGTTTCGCCTGTGGCTCTTGCGGCTTCGGTGCTTTCCCATCCTCGCCCAGCTTTCCAGCAGCAATAAGGAAAGGCTTGCTCATTTCATAAGCAGCCTGCGGGTCGGGGAACAGACCGGGCGTGGTGAACGCCAGCTGCGGGTCAATCGGCTGCTGAATCATCTGTGCGAAAATCTGAACTTTGCTCTGCTGGTTATCGTACTGACGGCGTGGCAGTTTGATGTTGATGTCGCTTGCCATCAGCTTAGAGCCAGCCGTGTCACGCAGGATTTTCAGCATTACAGACAGGCTCTGGCGTTCCGAGAACTTGAACATATTCTCGTACTGCTGCGCTCTTGCTTCGGTGTGATTCCAGCCGTTGCGGACGATGACTGCGCCCACGTTGTCGGACGTTGCGTTCTCACTGCCAGTGGCACTAGGCATGGCAGTCAGACTACGGTACACGTTCAGCATGGAATCAAGCAGGGTCTGGCTCTGCTGCTGGTCAAGCTCGTTTGCAATCTGAGAAACAGAAGCGGGCAGACCAGAAGTGGATTTCAGACACATTGCGCCAAGCTCTTTTACTTGGTCGAGAGCATCCTTGTCTACAAGGCAGTTGGTGAACACCATGATGGACTGGATGAACTGCGCCACGCCGTCCAGACGGTTGCTTTCAAGGTCGTTGATGGCATCCAGCACAGGGATTGCCGGTTCAAACAGACCCATTCGCTCCGGGCTCAGCTTGTATTCGACCATCGGCAACATTCCGAGAGAATGGCTCTCCGATTTCGTAACCTTGCCGTTGTCGATTTCAAAGTACTGGTTCGGCGTATACACGCAAATCAAGTCGTTCAGGTCATTTTGATAATTGCGTGGGATGTGCAGCACATTGGCAAGGGGCTTGTGTCCGATGCCGGAGTTGTAAATCACATACGCCATGTCCGGGTCGGGAACGTCCACCAGCAGGGGCGTTTCATCCGGGTAGTTGCCATTGTACCCCTTGTCAGGAAGAACAATGCGGTAGCCCTGTCCGCACTCCAGCATCCACTGCCAGAGCCGCCGATCAAGCGCATCCTTACCCTCATACTGCAAGGCGTTGGACAGGCGGGCGATTTCCTCACCGTCACCAGTTGCCGTTTCAGACCGCACATAAGAGCAGGGAGTACCGCTCATGTAGCCGGTGTAGAAGCCCACGCACTCGTTGGCATGGTTCTCTACAATGCGATTGGTGATTTCAGCGTGGTACTCCTTCGTGCGGTTGAGGACAGGCTGGCTACCCAAGTAGTAATTGTGCAGAAAGCGAATCTCGTTCTTGTTCAGCAGATGAATAGGCTCTGCCTTGCCCATGACCACTTTCAGCACGTTTGCCTGATTGATTTCCGTCTCCGGCGTTTCAATCGGTCTACGTCCAGTCAGCGGCTCATTCAGAAAGCCGCCAACAATCATCTGATACTCAGCCATGCGTTCCTCCTTTCCGGCAAAATAAAAAGCGCAGTAAGACAAACCTGTTAAGGTCTATCTCACTGCGCTTACAACTGCGCTTCAAAAGCTATTCAGTTTTTAAACTTTGGTACGGAGACCCATGTATCTTTTGGAAGGTTGGAATCTCCAATTGTAATCCAATGGCAAAGAGGACACAGAAGGGAGAACTTACCTTCCACTTCGCCAAGATAACGTCCGCAATCACACGGATTGCCGTTTGCGTCTTTCCGAGGACGCTTGCATCTGACTTTTGCTACCATCTGTGCTCCTTTCGTTGGATTTCTGGAAACAGGCTGTTGAGCACAGACCTGTCAGAAGCTACTGGGAAACTGTTCGCACTTCCAGCCGTGCTATTCTTCGCCCGAAGAAAACCATTGCAGCCTTTACATTCAGTTGTTGGACAGACGTAAACGGGTAAGCTGCAATTTTGGTGCTGCATAATGGATTTGAACCAATGTATGTCCGGTTATGAGCCGGATGCTCTAGCCATACTGAGCTAATGCAACATAAAAGCCCGGCTTGATTGGTTAACCGCTGCTCTTTGCAATGTCATGCCTAACCATTGCATCGAGAGCCGGGAGTAGCGGTGGAGGATTCAGAGAATAGAAAGCCAAGCAAAGAAGATGGTTGTGCTGCGTAACGGAATCGAACCGTTGCTTGCCAGCCGTGGGGGAGACAGTCTGGCATTCCCCTTACAATTGGAAACGCAACATATAAAGCCCGGTGAAGGCAAAAGAGTGAGAAAACCTCCACCGGTGAAAGGAGGAATATGCCTATTGACGCCCAAGCAAGTAAAAATGAAAAAACCTTGCTGCGCTGGGCTATTCCTTAGAGGAAGCTGCAAATCTTCCTGCGTACATTATAAGCCTTGTCAAGTGGTGAAATCAAATAAATAGACCCAGCGAACACAATATATTGTGTTTTTAATCAAAAAGGCCTCTTGACAGGCTCAATTTTACTGATTCCGTTATACAATTCATCGGCAAGCTGTGCCAGACTATCCGGTGCATCATCGTGCGGAACTTTGCCAAGCTGCGTGAACATTGTCACCTGTTCCATGAATGCCTTGTACTCTTTCGACTGGTGCTTTTCATCAAGGAAGTAGAACCGCTTGATGTCCGGCGCATACTGGATGATTCTGGACAGCTTGCTTTGACCACTTGGCGCACGTTGGCTGCGAACAGAGCAGTGATAACCCTGCTGCCGAAGCTGGCTGTCTACCACGTCACAGTATTCGTCACCGCCGTTGTTGGCTTCGCCGCGCACCACATTGATTTTGTGCTGGATGATTTTGCCCACGACTTCCGGTCTGGTCACGGTCTTATCGCCGTTATTGAACACAAGGTCTGGGATGAACACAGCATCTCCGTACACATAAGCGATAGGACAGGCGGTGAAGTCGCCGCCGCCCCATGCAATATCCATTACCATAAGCTTGCGATCAGGCTCGCCATCAGGCAGAACGCCGTTGAAATACCGCAGTTCATCAGCAGGGAACAGCAGACCTTCACGCACATAGGGCTTTCCCATGTACTTTGCCCACCATGTCGCATCGTCAATGCTGGCTTTCATATCGGCATAGTAGGCATCGTCAAAGCCCACGCCATAGTCATAATTGAAGTTGCTGTGTCCGTTCTCGTCCACCGCAGGAATCACCCGGAATCGGTACTTCGGGTTGTCTGCATACTGGTTCTGGATGCGACCCAGAGGGTCAAGCACATTCCAACGTGTACCAACCATCAGCTCTAAAGCACCTTGCTTTTTTCGGTCTTTCAGCTGGTTCAAGTAGGCATCGTACTTGTTGTTCAAACGCTCAACGTTCAGGCTTTCCTCCAAGTCCTCGATCAAGTCATCGCTGTACAAAACGCCGCCCTCGCCGATTTCAACAGCACCAGTCAGCGTGCCGCCGATGGAACGACAAGTCAGGGTTGGAAAGCGCTTCTTTCGATTCAGGTCAACGCTTTCGTCCTTTGCGCTCTTGTCCACAAGCTGAACGTCAGGAAAAATTTTGCCCCAGTTATAGGTCACGGGGTCAGTGATGATAGAAAGCACTTCGCCGTAGAAGCCATTTGTCAACTTGTCAGAGTGTCCGCTCATAACCGATGCAACGTCAGGGCGGTTGCCCATCAGCCATGTGATAAAAAATATACAGAGCGTACTTTTTCCAGTTCTCGGAGGTTGGCTTACTCCCAGAAATTCTACACGATGGAAAAACAAGTCCTCTAGGTCACGAACCAGCGTCAGAAGTACCTTTCTGCGCGGCTGATAGAACTTCTTCTCCGGCGCACGGTTCCATTCAAGGTAGATACAATAGCTGTCGAACACATCCTTTGCTTCAAACAGGTACGTCCGGCCGATAATGTCATAGACCTTCGCCACGTCCTCGCCTGTTTTCATCTTACCCATCATGGCTGCGCAGACTGAGCGTAACTCACCAGAGTATTTGTAGGCATCGAACCGCTTGTCTTGCGACAGGGCATCTCTCAGGTTCACCACCGCCTGAAACCAGTCCTCGTAGACCTGCGCTTCGGTCGGATTCTGCTTTGCATACGCTTTGATGCTGTCGATGATGGCGATACACTGCTTTGGCTGCATAAAAAAATAGGCACCCCCTACCTGAAAATGTAAAGAGTGCCTACAACTGCACAAAAATTGAATATTCGATTTTTATAATGCAATTTTAGAAAATTTCTTTCTCAAAATCAATTAAAAGAACTGCCCGACCGTTTCTAACCCTTTTTCTACCTTCTTCATTATGCTGTTTTCGGAGAGATACTCCATACCTTTCAAGGTAATCTGCGGGTGAATCGGCTCTACAATATGTGGGAACTTGTTCGTCAGGTCTTGCGTGTAGACCAGACCACGAATGAAACCGTTCATTTGCAGTTCGATCATAATCTGCTCCCAGTCAGAGACCTTTATCTTCATTGCTTTTGCAGAGATAAGCTCATAGTCAAATTCTTCATCGCCCTTGTGCTTATCCAGCAGTTTGAGAATTTTGTAGATGGCATTAAAATTGTCCATAAGCTACTCCTTTCACCTGTTCTGTTCAGCAATCCGATACCATGTCTGGCGGGTCACACCAAGCTGTTTGGCAGCGTCATTCTTTGTATAATGTCGGCTCACGTTTGCCATCACAACCAACTTTCATAACGTAATCAAGATATTGTTTTACCATCGTACTATCTTCGCAAATGCTGGCATACATAGCAAGCTGGATATTCTGTCCTAAGTTTGATTCAGTTGGTTTAATGGTTAATCCTTCATTTTCAAAAATCAGAATGGAGTTTGCTAATTTGCATCCTTCAACAAAAGCAAACAATTCTTCGTATTTCACAAAATCAAAAATTGAACGCAGCTTTGTTGTTCCATCTTGAACAATCAAATTACCGCCATGAATATTTTCTAGCTTTTCAGTTAAATCCATCTTTTGTTTCTTACTCATATTGATGTTCCTCCAAAAGAATGGTATACTGTGGTTGCACCATTCTTTTTCCTGTTTTGATGAAGTTGGTGTACTCTTAGCGGTGGCTTGTGGTTGGGCTGCCGCTATTTTTATTTGCGTATCTTTCGACACGCTCATACCAAGTGGATTTCCCGATGCCAAGCTGCTTGCAGCACTCTTTTACGGTAATTTTGCCTTTTTGCTGTTGCTCTAATAGGCTTTCAAACTGCTGCTCGTCAACTTGCTTTTCCTGTCTGCCAAAGCTACGGCCTGTTCTGGCCGACACTCTCTTGCCATCAACAATAGGCATGGCAGCTATGCCCTCTGCCTGACGTTGCTTGGTTTTCTTGCGTTCCTGTTCAGCTACTGCGCCCAAAACCTCAATAAGGATGTTGTTTACCATTTCTAGCACCCACGTCTGGTCTTGGAAGTCAATAAGCGTAGTCGGAATGTCGAGAATGCGAACAATCACGCCTTTTTCTTTGAACCATTGAAGTTCTCGCTTCATCTCGTCTTTGTCACGCCCGAATCGGTCAAATTCCTTAACAATGATCTCATCCCCAGCCTTGACAGTCTCTTTTAATCGTTTATATTGCGGTCGATCAAAGCTGCTGCCTGTCATTTTATCACAAAATACATTCTCATCTGGGATGTCGAACCGATCTCGTGCGATTTTAAGCTGTCTCGCAAGATTTTGCTCTTTGCTCGACACTCTCGCTAAGAAATAACGCATTACAATCACCCATTACTTGTCAATTTTGATTTTATAGGAGTATTCATCCAGTTCCTTCGTGGTTTTCGGCCTAAGAATGACTTCGTAATCCAGTGCTTCTGCAAATTCGCATAATTTTTTCACAGACATATTGTTGCCCTTCAAACGTTCTCCAACGCCAGAAGCAGACTTGTAACCCATATCGTTAGCAAGAACTTCCATCGTTTTAGGAGGGCGGCTCTTAATCATAATGTCTTTAATGATTTCGGTGACAGTCATTTTAATTTCCCCTTTCTTATAACGGCTCCTTTTCTGCATCCATGTTACCATGTTTTCATGGAAATGTCAAGCGTTTGTTTTTATATATTATATAAATATACTCTAGTATGTATAAATACATACTAGAGTAGTATAGGAATGTTTACTTAGTTAATCGCAATCAGGTAGAAAATTTTCTATAATAAGGAGTAATTCTAACAAACTTCATTTCCGTAAAACTTTGGGTCTTGACAAGCATATTTTCACGCTTTATACTTGTTCCAGCGAAAGCGAGGTGATAGGCTTGGCAAGACGAGCAGAAACCTCGGAACGTGATAAGCTGCACATGATAAGCACCCGGCTCACAGAGAGCCAGATTGCAAGCATGGAGAGCAGCGCAAAGGCATTGGGCATCTCAAAGGTCGATGTTATCCGAATGGGTATCGAGTGGGTAGCGTCCTACGTTGAGAACATCAAGGCATAAAAAAATAAGCTACCAGCGCCACCGTCCAAAGTTACGCTGATAGCTTATCCACATCACGAAACGAGAACCTGCAACCACCAAGGGGGCAGTCTCCCTTTTCGGAATCTATTATACCAAAAAGGGCTGCTCTCCGCAAGAGTTAGGAGAAAAAAACATGAACTTTCCCACTAAAACCGAAGAATTTCTGAAAACCCTCGCACGCGGCAAAGAACCGACCAGCGAGGACAGAGAGTACGCTGAAGCGCTGGGTAAGCTGTCCGAACTGAACTACCGGGCAGGGTACGAAGCGGGAGCAGCCAAAAATAAGCTCTAAGTTTTGTGCAAATCTACAAACTTTTAGATTTTGTACAGATACCAGTACTACATTAAGCGTTTGCGTAATTGACAAGCCAAAACATATTTCGTATACTGGTTGCACCCACATGAAGGGAGGTGAGTTTATGTACAGTCCTTATCTCGAACGCCACAATCACACGTTCACCGTTGCGCTGACCGAGCGGCAGTTCCAGTGGCTGAAAGCCTATTGCACCGAACACAAGGTCGCACAGGCCGCAGCCATCCGTGACACGTTCTTTGAGGTGCATCCTATCCCGGAGACCGATGAAAAAGAATAAGACGCTCGCTAAAGTTTGCAGACCACAGCGAACGTCTTATGAAACACTCAGAGAGTATAGACCCTCTTTGGGTTATTATACCAGAGATGGCCTACTCTCGCAAGATAGAAAGGTCAAATTTCTATGAATAATAATCTCGAAACCATCCGAATCTTCTCCGAAGATGTTATCCCCGTGTACGACACTGACACCGGCGAAAAGGTTGTGCTGGGTCGTGAACTGCACGAGCGGCTCAAAATTAAATCCAAATATGCAGACTAGTTTAAAAACATGGCTGCCTATGGATTTGAAGAAAACGTAGACTATGCGTCGTTTTCTAAAATTTTAGAAAACGGTGGCCGCTCAATCGAACACGCTATCAGCCTTGACATGGCCAAGCACATTGCAATGATTCAGCGGACACCGCAGGGCATGGAAATTCGCCAGAAGCTGATTGACCTTGAGAAGAACGTAGCCGTCAACCAGTTTGCAGGGGCATCCAAAGAACTGCAAGCAATCTTCGTTCTGGACAACCGTTCCATGCAGCACGAAAAGCGCATCTCTGCTCTTGAAACCAACATGACAGTGGACTATGAGCAGCAGCGTGCTCTTCGCCGTGCGGTAAACCGTGTCGTGGTTGAAGCACTTGGCGGCAAGACATCTCCTGCATACCTTGACAAGTCCACCCGGTGCAAGGTTTACAGTGAATGCAACAAGGATGCACAGGACTGGTTCCATGTGAACAGCATCAGCAACGTTCCTCGCAAGGATTTTGACAACGCCATCGCCTATATCGAACAGTGGCGGCCTTGTGCAAACACCGTAATGATGATTCAGAACGTCAATAGCCAGACTCAGATGGCAGTTTGAAAGGAGAACAACTATGCTTACCGCAGATAAGATTCAGGATATGGGGGAATACCTCAACTACGCTTTCGAGACCATGCTGAAACTCTGGCGCGCCGTTGACTACGGCGAGTGTGTCAACGAGCCTGTTATCGCTTGTGACGGAAATGTTGTCGATAGCGGCCAGCTTTCCTTTGAGCCGGACGAAAACGGCGAGATCGAGCCAGTTTTGCTCCGTGACAGCAAGTGTATCATGCACGATGTGAAGTATTGGATGCCCTTGCCCAATGTTGAGTACCATCCCTATCACGCTGAAATCGTGAAATAAACAGCCTATAAGAAAAGCCAGTGGTTAGAAAATATCTAGCCGCTGGCTTTTTGTGCTATGCGATTATTTTTCTACAAGGTCTGCGATGGCTCCTATTTGTATTTCTCCATTTATTTAACTGGCGTTAATAGAATTTCCGTGCTAATCGAAAGTTCAATATGATAACCGTCTTTAATGGTAACATTCTGCTTTTCGCCAGCTTTTTCAAATTTCAGTACATCGCTCACATCGTCAGAATTTGCATCAGACACAACAAATACTGTCGCTTCTTTGTTTTGATTCTCAACTTCGTATGTACCAGTCGGAACCATGTACCAGATATATTTATAACCACTCTTGTTTGTTTCTTCTTTTCCATAATCACCAAGAACTTCATCAACTAAAACAATAGAGCCGTTCTCTTTTACGGCTTCTTCCGAAGTAACAGACGGATTTTCAGATTCTGTCTTTACAGATGACGCAACGGATGATGTTGGTTTTTCGCTTTCAGAGCTAGCCGAAATATCTGTTTTGTCACGAGGGCTTACCAAATCCATAATAAAGGCCAATACAAACATTATCGCAATGACTTTGAACCAAAATCTTTGATAAACAGGTTTCGGAGGTGTATTTTCTCCACCGCACTGCGGGCAGGTTTTAGCGGTAACTGCTATCCTTGCGCCGCAGTGTTTACATTTTACGAGTTTTGCCATTTTACAATGCCCCTTTCTTACGGTCAAGTATAGCACAGATTAGATCAGGAAAGGGGTCTTTTTGTATTTTTCGGAATTTTTGGAGACTTGCACAATCAGATAGGATTTGTTTTGTGAAGGTGGGGTGGGTGTTGGCAACACGAACCCCGAAAAACGCCTTTTTCTTTGGAAAATTTTATCGCGGGCATGACCCACCCCACCCCCGGCGCTCCCTGTATACCCCGCCGGTGGAGACCCCAGCCCCCAGCACACATGGACAGACCGCATATCACAGGCAGCAGGGCAGGCCGTGCCAAATGCAAGGCAGACCATGCACGCCCGGACGCTTTACGCGCTGCACCGGTCTGTGCCCGATACCAGACAGCCCGCGCCGTGCAGATCGTACCGGCGGCGGGGTGCTAGAGGGCGGGCAGTGTGTCCGGCAAACTACACTTTTTCGGATGCAAAATATTTTCCATGCAAACATGTATAAGCGTTGCCTGTGCAACTTGACTTTTCCATGGATTCGTGTATAATATAACCAGAACACGGAAACATGGAAACATGGAAACAAAATCAACCACAATACACCAAAACAGGAGGCCTAAACCATGAAAACAAAAAGAACCATGCGGGATATCAAATCCCAGTATCCGACCATTATCCAAGTAGGCTATTGCGATGCACAGAATATGCTCAGCATGGACGACCCCGCAACGTATACTGCAGGTGTATACGGCTGGAATGCGGATATCTACCCTATCATTTCGGGCGTTGCAATCTGCACCGGATACCGTCCCTTTGGAAACATCAAGCCAGACCGCGAAACGGTTCGCCGTTACGAAAAGCGGGCGCAAGAAATGCGCCGGGATTTGTGGAACGCTGAGGTGCTTGCAACGCACCTGCACAGCTTGCAAATGGAATTTGTTCGGGAGGTGTGCAAAGTATGATTACTCTGGACTTTACCCAGTGGGCGGCCCTCTGGTATGTGGGCGGTATGATTTCCGGTTTTCTCCTCTGTCTGGTCTGGCTCAACGACCGGGCGGAGCAGTAAGGAGGGGAGACAATGACAAAAGCATTTCGTGCAAAGCTGCTTAAAGCTGGCGCATTAGATACTGTAAAATATCGGTATGCTGTATATCACGGCCACGCCTACGACGTTATCAAACGGATTAAAAAAGCCGAAATCCGGTCTTGGAACGCCGAAAACGACGAATATTGGGAATCTGTCGAATACATTTGTTATTAAATGAGGGCTAAAAAATGACGACATTTGAGGAAAAAGTGAACGCCTACCGCGAAAACAAGCGGTTAATTGAAGAGTTAGAAGCAATGAACGACGCTGTAAAGGCTGAGATCATCGACATGATGCACGGAGCGCCCGAGATGGTACAGGGCACTGCAAAGGCCATTTACAAGGACGTGCAAAGTGTCCGGCTTGATAGCAAGCTTTTACAGGCCGCGCACCCAGATATTTATGCCGAGTACAGCAAGCGCACCACATACAAGCGGTTTAGCGTGGTATAAGGAGGTTATAACATGATTATGCAAGTTCGTTTTGCAGGCATCGACCTGCCTTATACGTCCCATAACAACACAGTGCCGCACATTCTGCAAGAGTACAGACAAATAGAGCCAACTCTTGCACATGATGCCGTTGTAACGTTCATCGCCGCCAATGGCTGCACAGTCAAACAAGATGCGGTGCGCAACTGGTACGTTTACACAGACAGCGCCCACGCTCCAAAGCGGTATAGATATCTTGCATCTGCGCTCAAATGTGCGGCCGTTGGGGGGTGCAAACTGTGATTCTGTCCTGTATTCTGTTCTTTTTCTGGTTTTTCTCTGCTCTGTTCAAAGCGTCCAAATAAGAAGCATTTCGCCCGGTCAGAAATGGCCGGGCTTTTCTTTTGCCTTGCATCTGCTGAGGGTGCAGGGCTTTTGATTTGTTCAGATGCAATACAGCCTAATACAAGCGTTTACAGCGTGTTTTGTGCCGTCCATGCAAGTTATACCGCCAACGCCGCAAAACGGCGCACAGGGCTTTGCAGGCGCTTTTCCTGCAATTTGACCCGCTCAACCGCCCGCGATACCAGACAGACACAACAAATCATTGCACAGCCTGCACCACGCTAGAGCGTATCAAAGCGCCGCATCGCCCCCAGCACATACCAGATACCAGCGCCGCACCGGGACGATGTACAGGCCAGCGCAACCGCCCTATTATAATAAGGTATATAAGGGTGCAGCGGCGCACCGCCTGTTATGGATCCATGCAAGACGGTGTAGCATATCGCATACCATGCCAGCCCGGCGGGGTCATCCCGGCGGCTTGCGATCTGGCACCGGCCAGCAGTCACGGTGCACCGGCTGGCACGTTCTACCCGGCGGGGCAGTCCAGCGGCAGGAGCGCGGCGGGCGGCGCGAAACCATTGGCGGCTCTCGCCGCATCTCTTTTCGGGCTTTCGCCCGATAGCTAATAGAGGTCAGCAATAGTCGTAGCGTTCCGGCTGGAATAGTCGTAGCCAATAGTCGTAGTTTCTCCTGTCAAATAGTCGTGGAATAGTCGTAAAGTCATCAGACGACTAGCCTTTGAAAGTCCTATATATCGTATAGTAACGAGGTGTTCGCCGATAGTCGCAGAGTAATAGTCGTAGTTATTTTAGCGAATTATCGTCAAATAGTCGTGTATTTTTTGTGTGAAATAGTCGTTCGCCTTTTAGGGAAAGAGAGGTGCGATAGTCGCTAAGTCGTCAGATAGCCCCAAAAATCAATGGCTGTCAAGACACCTATCAATTTTAATCTTTCCTAGCTATACCAAATTCGTATGCCAACCGTACTTATTATAATATACGTTTATATATCCTAGTAACTATCTAGGGATTATTCTGCTAAAATAGTCGTACCATCCGATTCGGTCTGTTTCCGCTCGATTTAATTCCCAGTAATGCACTATGATATTTCATTAAATTCATAGTATTGCACTAGGAATAGTCATGCAACATTTCTACATATTCAACCAACTGCAAAATGAAGCCAATTCTCCATGTGAAATAGTCGCAGACCATCCACCAGTCCGGACCTCACGTCAGTTTTCGCCTACGGTCTGCTCTGCTGGCTAACGGTATAGCTTTGGAGATAGAGGGTAGCCAGCTTGCAATTTCGCATAACTGTTATTTATTCACTTTTGAACTATCGTAGCACACCCGGCTCCGTCAACGCGCGCGCTCGCGCATATAACGCCCGCGGACGCGCTAAACACACAGGGAGGGAAAGGGGGAGCACGGAAGATGTTAGGGGGATTATAGGGGGTAATAGGGGTTGTAGGGGAAAGAGGGGGACAAAAGGGGGAAAGAGGAAACAAGGGGGAAAGGGGACAAAAATTTGAAAGCCATTTCCGAAAGTGATCGTCGAAGCGTTTTTTCGTCTCACACATCCCGATTTCGTCTCAATCAGCCTTGTGATTGGACAAATAGTCGCTGGCATCCACTCATCTGGCTGCTATCATCGCCGGAAAGGCGTATAAGAGCCTGTCTGTCGCGTTTTTCTGATTGACCCGATAACTTTCACGTCTGACCTCGAAAAGCCGTTCTCCACGCTTATGCATCGGTCTTGTTGCACGGTCTAGCCCGAGATATACCATCAGCATCAACGGAGAGCCGCCTACGAGCGTCTGTGGAGCGTTTTTGTGATGAAGTCGATAAAGTTATCGTCCAGCACCTAAAACGCCTTAAAACAGGCTTTCTCTCGGTGTTTAAGCGAAACAAGAAAAAGCCATCCTGTCATAAGTTGACAGAACAGCTCTTGGCGGTTCGTTGTATTGCGTTCATTCTTCAACCAGAGTGATTTTTGGAAGCTGGTCAACAGGTGTTCTCATAACCCACTGAAATGTCTCCCAAAGCCCATCGTACGTCTGGAAGATGTTTGTATGGCGTCTTTCATCGCCCCGATGAGCCCCGATAAAAAGTCTTACGGCAAAATCAGCTTCATTGCGTTGCAGGCCAATGGACATTAACAGCTTTTTGTATCGATTCTGCGTCATCTTTTCGTTCTCCTTTCAATCCATCCAAGTATACTCTTGGAACCGTTGAATCTGCTTGTTAAACGTAATGGGAAGGTCGCCTATCTCGCCTTCCTTGTTCTTACTCAGCCGGAACAGGTACTTGTCGGGGTTATCACCGGACAGAAGGATAATTGCATCTGCGTCCTGTTCAATCTGTCCGCTCTCTCGCAAGTCTGAGTTAGTAGGCGTTGCTCCGGGCTTGGATGGGTTTCGATTAAGCTGTGCCAGTGCTACCACGACAATGCCTGTGGTCTGCGCCAGTTCGTGTAAGGCAATGGATATGGCCGTAATGGCGGCATATCTGTCCTTTGCGCCTGTTTCGTGGATGAGTTGAAGATAGTCTACGAAGATGATCTGAGCCTTTTTACGGAGAGCCTGAGCCTTCATCCACGCCACGTTCTTTCCGGCAGCGGAGCGGATATATAATGGCATCTTCATGTTTTTTGCCTGTCCGTCAATCTCATTCAAGCTGACCGCCTTATTTTTCACCGTGTCCAGAGGGCAGTATATTTGATTAGCCATCAGACGTGCGCCCAACTTGCGTTTGCTGGTTTCTAGGCTGAAATAGTACACGGTGTAGTCCTGCTTTGCCATGCTTGCTGCTATTTGCAAGGACAGGGCTGTCTTGCCCGCAGACGGTCTGCCGCCGATGATAATGAAATCACCCGGAGAAATGTGCAGCGCTTCATCCAGACGCTCTAGGCCTGTCTTGATATACACAGGCTTCTCGTCCATGTGAAGCACATAGTCGTTCAACACATCCTCGTATGTCCACGCATCTTCTTCTTCAGCTTTCAGGCTCATCGCCTCGCCCATCTGCTGGTAGATGTCTGATAGATCAGAATAGTCAGTGAGCTCGCTGGTCATCTGAAATGCCAGACCTTGCACACGAGTGAGTGCAGCTTGTTCTCTGATAAGCTGCGCCCAACGCTGCATCTGCTCCCTGTCAATTCGTACACACTCTGATTCACAGGTTTGTACACACGCCAAGAGCGTCTGCGCTACGTCTGGATGCTGCGTGTTTATCTCGACTATATCTATCTTACCCCTAGCCGTCCAATAGCCCTGAACAGCCGCAAAAGCGTCTCTCAGCTCAGGTCTGAACAAGTCAAGTTCAAGGTCTGGTATGATTTCATCCACAACGCCCGGCTTGCAGAGCATCAGCGCACCGATAAATACCGTTTGAACGTCCATTGTCATAGTCTAGGAAACTCCATCTCCGTACTTTGCTCGTACTGGTCATCCTGTTTTAATGCGTAAATGTCCTGCCATCCAGCATAGATGCTCTGGTCGAGAATGGCTTTCCAGTCATGCCGATCAAACTTTTCCAGCTTGTTGCAGAGCATCTGTTTCGCCCGGTCTGTCATAGGCTTTTTGATTCTTGTACGCATCTGTGCGAACTCTCGCAGGGATTCCAACAGGGCTTTATCGCCATGAGCAAAGTCGGAGAAGATGTCAGGTTTCTTTTTGACCGCACTCTCCGGCAAGGTCTTGGCATTCATCTGACTGTCAGTTGATACAATGGGTTCATTGTCATCTGACTTTGAACTCATAGATGAGCTGACCTTCATATCATTTATGACATGAGGATGAGCTGACTTTCGTGTAGACCATCCTTTTGACGCAATATCGCTTCTTTTCGATTCTTCATCGAGCAGATGCTTAATCAAAATGAAACAAGATTCTGCTTTTTTTGAGTTCAAAGTTGCGTCTTTTTCTTCAAAAACGTATGCACAGATTGCATCGTAGAGTTCCAACTTCTCTTTGCTTTTCAGCGTGGAAATGGCTTCAAAGTAGTATCGTTGGAATGTAAAGCTGTCTCGTTTTTTGTCCATTCTCAATCCTCTTTGTAGCGTTTGTTCCATGCTTCGATAGCATCCTCTGCCGTGTCAAACAGTGCGCCACCCATGCTTTGATTGTCTCCATCCGTGCAAAGGATACATTTGCCCCATCCTTCGTGATGCAAGTCATAAGAAAGCCCGCTCCACGGGTCTTGTTCGTACTCGCATCCCAAACGACCATGAAAGTTGCCTTCATCATCGCACACGCCAATGTAAACTGAGTTCTTGCCGCAGAACGGGCATCTTTTAAGTTCTTCCATCTTTAATTCTCCTTAAAACAGGCACTCAGCGTCAGATTCACGCAGCCAGCCTTCGCCCGGAATGTTGACTATCTCATAATACTGCCGTGCAACGTAGATTGTTTTCTGCCCATCCTCAGCAATCAGGCCTACGATCAGATAGTTGCCAGCAGCCATAAAGAACCAAGGGTTGCTCTTGTAGGTCTCGCCCTTCATCCAGTTCTTCATCCTGTTTACGGCTTTTTCAATATCCTTATCAGGGCAGTCCGGGTTTTCGTATGCAAAGAAATCCTCAGGAAATTTAAGCTTTTTCACTTTCTAAATCCCTCTCTCGTTCTCGTGATTCGCTTATGCGCCTTTACAGATCTTTCGCCTTTGCCATACGCTGGGCGAATATGTTTTGCCTTGATGTACCCGCAAGGTGGCTTCGGCCCAAAGTCGAAAAGGCTCAAGTCCATAATGATGATGCCAAACTTCTTGTTCGTCATACTTAAGCCACCCTTTGGTGGTTCTGGCATATTTGCCCAGTGCGTCACTTGTGCGTACTTTTCGCCAAACTCGCTTTTCTCGAAATTGTAGTAGCCTTCGTAGGTATCAGTCCAGCATCGACCCTTCCAAACCGCCTCAAATACTTCTGGGTTGTCTCCAATAAGAGTTTTAAGGGTTTGCGTAGAAACAAGCACCGCATCGCAATCGTCAGGTGGAAGCCCTTCTTTTTCAATGGAGCGCCAAATCACTTTACTTTCACTCATATTGTCCTCCTACACCATCGGAAACGCCATCCAATGCGTCACCGTCACATCTTTCGGCAGTCTCTCGCCCATCTCGTCCCAGAACTGACCGTCTGCGTAACAGCCAAGAAAGTACGCTGTCGGCGAGATTCCTTGCAACATTTTTTCCATCCTTATCACGCCACGTTATCTTAGTCGCAAGCAACAAAGGCTGCGTCCGCTCTCGTGGCGGTTCGTTGGCTGAATGCCAAAGGATGTTACTCATAACCTGTTCTCCATCAAAGAGCCACAGTTCGGGCAGTAGTTGTAGCGGTCTCGGTTGTTTCTCGCATGGCAATTACTGCACATGAACCTCGTCTTATCTTCGTCTTGCACAATCCATTCAGCGGTACGCTCTAAAGCTGTCGGCGCATCTTCCACAACTTCAATGGCATCGCCAATACCGCAAGCACTGCATCTAACTCCATTGTAGTTATCGCAACCATCGCAATATGCTTTCTCGATTCTTTCAATAAGTGCGTTTCGTTCAAGGTATTCTGGATAATTAGTCATTGTCTTTCACCTCGATTGTTGGCGCAGCGTCGATGTAATCTAACAAATCTTCCAAGTCACATTCCTGATACCGATATTCCGTAGAAAATTCTTCGCTAAACTCCTGTATCCATTCTTCAACACGCTTCCGCAGTGCATTGGCATCAATTGGCCGAGTGTCTATTGTTAGATTTGCATTCAATAGTGATTTTCGGTCAAACATTTCTCTCCCGCATTTGGGGCATCTCCATCCAGAACAGGTCGCCTTAAGGTTTGTAAAATCGTAAAAACACTTGTAAACGAGGTCATCTACTCTTAGCATTTCGATTTTGCACCACGGGCAGTCAACTTTCATTGTCCTTTCTCCTTTCAATCTCATTGCAAACCGCCTTATAAAACACATCCCACGTCTCATAGTCGCAGGAATCGCCAAAGTCGAACCCTGTACGCTTGCGTTCTGCAATGTCACGTTCAAAACAATCCAACGTCTTGTCCGTCATTTTCGGCAGAAGCGAGATGATGTATCTGCATACAAGGCTAGGCATATACGACCGTCTGCCCAAGCAGTATCGCACAGCGCAGTTGCAGATTGCTCCGAAATCGTCACTGGTGGGTTCTACCATGCCTTTGGGAGCATCTGACCTTAAATCATCAACGCTGCATTCAAGGGCTTTTGCAAACTTTATCAGTCGCGTTTCCTTTTTTACGTCACGCTTTTGCTTTTCAATGGCACTTACATACGCATTGGTTGTTCCAATCATCCTTGCAACATCTTTCTGCGTGATGCCAAGTTCAAGCCTGCGTTTCTTGATTTTCTCCCCTGTTGTCATTTTTATACCCCCGCCTTGTACATCGCATATAAAACCACAAACCCAGTCAAAAAAGTAAAAACGTGAAGAATTGCATCCGCAAGAACCTTTATCTTTTCATCGGAAATTTCGTTCAAAAATATATCCCATATCAAAATTTTTTCAATGAGATATGCTATCCCACATATAAATATTCCAACCAGAAAAGAAGCTAAAACCACAATCAACGCATTTCCAAGATTACTCATTCTCTTTCTTCTCCCATTCCTTGCATCCACGTTCGTCCCACACGAAGTCTGCAACGTGTTCTGACAGGTCGTTCACACATACGCCATCCGGCTCTGCGTACCATTTGCAAGAGCCACAGGACGGCTCAGATTTGTTTTTGCAGGATTCTGCTGTGCATCGGATAGCTTTGCCAGCAGAAAACTGTTTGATGCCCATACAAGAGCAGTGTTCGGTGGTACAGTAAATGTCCATTATCTCTGCCCTCTCTTTCCCCTGTTGAACCGCCCGATCACTCGCTTATACTCTGCATAGCACTCCGGGCACAGGTCGCCTGTGTCCCTGCGCCACGCCCAGTCCTTGAAGTATTCGTCAGGGTTCATCATCCTGCCGCCCAGAACTGCTCCGCAGCGGTCGCACACTCGCTTGTGGTAGATTCCTCTGTCAGTTTGCATTAGTCAAAATACTCCTCTTCCAATTTTAAGTCGCGAGGGTCAAGATAATAGTTTTTACCTTTGTAGTCGCAAAGGTAATACGTTCCATAAAGATTTTCGATTCTCTTGACGAGTTCTACTTTTGCTCCGGCTGGAATCCTCTCTTTACCTTGAGCAATATGTGTTTTCCAATCTTCGTCCTCTAACTCTCTTTTCGTAACAAAAACGACCATTGCTTATTTTTCCTCCCAAACATCCTTAAACAGGATTTCTTTGTCGGCTTTCCAGTCTTTGATTTTGCACGGAATGTCCGTGCCGGGTACGGTCTTTTTCAGACCATCCATCTGCCAGACATTCCATGAGATGACATCTGCAATGGCGTCAATCAGCACCGGCGACATACGGTGATTCTCAATCTCATTTCCGAACAGCGAGCGAAAATTCTCCATCAGCGTGAGGAATAAATTGCACCGTGCCAGAAGTAAGTTGTCTCCTTGCCACTCGTAGCCGTATGTACTCATGTAAGCGTTCATGGCGTAGTTGAGCCAAAGGCTGTAATCCCAAACTTTCGGGTCTTTGAAGTGTTCCTTTGTTATGGCATTCAGTTTCCTATCCAGCAGACCGATTCTGTCCGGCACGGCAATCATCTGCCCTGTTGTGGTATCGTATCGGCTTGTAAGGAACGGCGCTTCTCCACAGGTTACTTCAAGGCAAGTCTTGTTGATGTACTCCTTCCAGTCCTCACCCTTCAGGTTGTTTTCGGCAACGTCTGCCATTTTCTTGCAAACCCAAGTCGGTGTAAACACCTCTGCTTTCTTGCTGGTGCGCTTCTTCTGGTCTGCAAGCCGTTTCTGCACACGAGGAACGAGCCGAACCTTGTCTAGCTTTTCCAGCGTGATTTCATCTGCAAAGCCCACGCCCAGTTCAGGCGGCGGGTCTGTCGCCCAGATGATGTTCTTATCTGTCGTGTGGTCTTGCAAGAGGACAGGCAGAAACGTGCGTAGGCAGGGGTCGGAAAAGTCAATCAACGGGGTCATGGGCGTATCCATTGGGGCTGTTTCATTCTTTGGTTTCTTTCCCATTCCATTTCTCTCCAAAAGACGCTTATGCGCTTTTTCTGTTCGATTTGTGATAGTCGGAAGCCCTCTGACTGTCTGCATTTTGTGATGGCAACAATGCGGCTTGCATAGTGCTTTGGACAGCAACGCTTGCCGGGAATTGGCGGTTCGTCACAGTAAGCACAAGTGCCAGACGTCCTTCTGTATTCCTTGCTGTTTCTCGCTCTCTTTTGAGCATCCTTTGTTCGGCACTCGATACAAGAACGATAGCCTTTTGACATCGGACGTTTCAGGCAAATGGTGCAAATTCCTTGCGCAACCAGCCTTTTGCGCTTTTCACGTTGTCGCTCATTGCGTTTTTGCAGATACGCAGCTTTTGTTTCGCCTGAAAGGTTTTCGTATGCTTGCGTGTGCCTTTCGAGGTCTTTTGCCAAACACTCCGCACACGATACTCTGCCCGGCATTGCATCGTTCTGACCGCAATGGATGCAAATGTGATGTTCTTTATACATTTGCCGTAACGCTTTGCTGCTCATTTCACTATTATATGCTCCGTCGCGTAATCGCCATAACAGTTGCACTTAAGCCATTTGTATTTTGACGAACCTTCCGCAAAATCGAACTTCCATTTTTGGATTCTTTTGATACGTCCACAAACCGTACATCGGACTTTGATTATTTGTTTGTCTTTGTAAGGCTCAAATGATATTTCGGTGAGTTCGCATATAAGTTTTCCGTCTTTCGTAAAAAGAAATCCGTTCATTCCTCTTTTACCTCTCTGTACTCCACGTCAATCCCTTTTGGCAAAGCCGTCTGGTACTTCTGGGCGAGCTGTTCTGCGCTCTGAGCATCGCCCAACGGCTGTTCAGGCGGCGCAACGGTGACTTCCACGTTGTCACGCATACCAAAATAATTTTTGGCTCGGAAAATCCACTCTGCCGGGTTTTCCTGACCATACATACCGTTGTATGCCCACATAGACTGCATTTGCAGAATCAGCTTCAAAATGTACTTCTGCTGCAAGCTGTCGTCACGACGCTTGCCCGCCATAATCTGCTTCAAGCTCACCCATTCGATGCCCAGCACCAGTGCAATCCATTCCACAACAGGGGAGATTCTGGCTTCGATGCAAGCGTCAAAGAAGAAGTCAAGGCGCTGCTGCACTTCAATCGGGTTGTTCATGTCCACGCTCGGAAGGTCGCCAAAATACTTGGCTGCAATCATGCCGATGACTTTCTTATCCTCTTCATCACCGATTCTTGACTGCAAATCGCCTGTGTTCAGCATCTTAGACCTCGTGATTGCTAACTCCTGTTGTTCTTTCACCTTTTTACTCACCTGTGAGCGGATAGATTTCCGCTTGTTAAGCATCTGCTGTTTCTTCTTCTCTCGCTCTTTCTCACGCTTCGCAGCGGCTTCTTCTTTCGCCTTTTGCGCCCGCTTCTCACGCTTTTTCTTTTCAGCTTCAGTCAGCGGCGGTCTGCCACGACCACGCTTCGGGGGTGTTGCCATGTATCAGACCTCCTTTGGCGGTTCAGGAAATGGCATCCAAAACTGAAATAAGTCCGGCGCATTAGCCACAAAATCCCACTTAGCCGGTTGTGAAATCGCTGAGTCTGCATACATTGCAATGACTTTTCCGTATGCGGAATCATTCTTTGTTGGCGGGTTTTCTTTTGTGTTTCTCCACTTATCCTGAAATCCATTTTCGCTATAAGAAACGGTTTCAAAATAATGTGTAGCCATACCAAGTTCTTGCTCAATATCGCTACGGATGCTCTTGTCATCCTCGTCGGCTTCCGTTTCGAGAACAAGGTAAATCCGCTTTTTCATGTTCTCACCTCTTCATTTTTGTTTCGATGTTGTCCAACTTCCATGCAATCTGCCAGACGGAACAGCAGTTGTCCAATTGCCGCCACCATGCACACTTTTCTTTCTCGCATACGCACCGACCAAGCGGATTGCTGGTCATCTTCATCGGGCAGTAAAGTTCGTTGTCCATCATTATTTACCTCAACCAAATAATTAGCGCAAATACAGTTGAAAGCACCATACTTGCCAGAATACATACCATTAGCAACCAATCGTCATCATGCCAATCTATTCTGGTTGTCATATAGGCAGAAATCATAATCAGTGCAACAAGTGGCAAGCAAAGTGCTTTCAAAATGATGTTCGCCATTCTTATTTCCATCCCATAACAACAGCCGTACAAACGGCCAGACACACGTTGACGAACAGCCAGACGAGCATTGCCTGCCGTTCTTCAAACAGGTTGTCTGCCGCGTCTTTGATTGTCCGTTCGGACTGAACTGCCACAGCCAGCAGGACTAGGCAAACCAGCCATCGAGTTGCAAATTCAAACATTGTTATCCTCCATCAAATCGTCCATGCTCAACTGACCGCTGATGTTGTCATCTTCCATCCACCAGCGAAAAACGTCCATGCCGGTCTGCCAGTCGTCTGTCGCGAATTTCTTCCCTTCAGATTCAAGATTTCTCTTTTTACGAGCTTTCAACATTCTTTCAAACGCTGAGATGTACATTTTCTCGTAGGCAGGCCAGCGCATAAACTCGCGCTGTCTGCCCCCCTACCGGCCATAGGGCAGCCAATGCAGCCAACACGCTTTTGCCCTTCGCAATACAGCGGATTGATGGACAGGTGTTCGCTGTGCGTGTAGTCCCACACATCATCGTCAGACCAGTCCACGATCGGATTGACAGTCATTTTGCCTTTGAGGTTGCAGATTTCAAACAGTTGCCGCTTTTCATCGTTGTCGCCCATCATCGTAATTCTTTTTTCTTTGTTACGATGGTTAAATTCCATAATTCCACGATTGTTTTTTCTCGATGTCGACTCAGCCCAACGAACGCCAGTTGCAATAAAGCGATTTTTACCAGATGTTTCCTTTAAAACAGAACAGCAGTAACGCATAAGCCTCGTTGGCGGAACCATGATTTGCGGAATCAGCGTCCACATGGACACAGGATTGTCCTTGTATCGTGGCATAACGATAGAGCATTTGATTCCACGTTCTTCCATCGCCTCGAACTGCTCACGGATGAAATAGACCGTCTCCGGCGCATCTGCTGTAGTATGGCTGTTGACTACCTCAAAGTTGATTCCTGCACGTTCAGCCAGAGCCACAAGCACTTGTGAATCCTTGCCGCCAGAGTACGTAACCATCAGCGGCTTCTTGTACCGATGCTCGGATAGCCGTGCAGCGTCCTGCAACCGTGCGATGGCAAGCTGTTCCTTGTCCATTGTTACCTCCACTTAACGTCCTCTATAATGTTTGGATTTTCAGGTGTGCAAAACTCGTACAGAGTACATACAGTTTTCTTTCCACAAATCGGACAAATAGGAGTTTCCCCATTATCTGCCATCGCAGTTGCAATACGTTCATCGCACACAGAAATGGCAGTATTCCGTTCGTTTCGCCGTGCCACGAAAAGCACTTGCCGCATCGGTCGCAAATTGCAACCTCAATATCATTGAACCTCATTCTCGTTCTCCAATCTTTTTAGCAGCCCGTCCACGTCATACCGCCAATGGACACGCAACCTTTTTGCTTTGACCTCTATTCCCTCTTGTTCTGCCCACTGCCAAGGGATGCTTTTCCGGCTCTCGTTGTAACGGAACGCCAGAACCTTGCTGGCAGGGATTGCAAAGGTGCGGTTGACCGCCCTGTAATTGACTATTACATGGGCGGTCTGACCGCCGTACCCCATCGCATCCACCATGTCAGTGATGTGCTTTTCCTTGCGGTACTTGCACTTTGCCTTGTCGTACTTGCCGAACACTTTTTCCAGAGGGATAGAGGGCGTTTCGATGGTTTTCAGCTCAAACAGGTGGTTCATCGGGTAACGGTACAAAAGGAAGTCACAGATGTTGTCGATGGAAAACGACAAGCTCTCGTTGCCGCCGTAGTAGGTGGCAGCACTGTCTTTCAGGCGGTAGCACCACGCATCGGACGGGACGGATGCCTTGAAGTCTGCTTCAAACTGCTTGCCAGTGTTCATGCGCCATACTCCGCATCGTACTCGGCTTGCATTTTGGCAAGTTTCTCTTTGAGTTCAGGGATGATTCTTTCATATCGCTGAATCGCCAAATGGTATTCATAGCTTTTGCGAATAGTTAAATGGGTTTTGGCGTCATCAGAGTAAATTTTGGTTTCAGGAAGCGATGCCTGTTCTTTTTTCAGCCATTCCAAATGGCACTCATCTTCATTGAGTGTTCTTTCCGTTCTGTTGATGGCATCTTTTTTATCAGCCTGTTCAAAAATGGGAATAAGGTAGTCATGCACAGCTTGCGCTTGCTTATCGCCCTTTTCAGCTTTTTCTGAAAGCAAATTAAGAATCCGTTTATCCCTTGCTTGCATTATCGTTCACCTCTAAATTCACTTCCGAGAAACCGTTTCTTGCCACGTTCCCGGTGCTTGTCCTCGTAATCACGGTGGTACACGCTCTGGATGTGGTTCAGCTCATACACGAACGCTTTGCGTTCCTCGAAGTCTTTCTTCTCTGCCTTGTACTTTTCGCAGGTGTCGTGGCAGGCTTGGTGGCGTGATGTGCAGTTGAAACAACAGATAATCATCTTTCCAAACGCCCGTTCAGCCAGATAGCGCAGCTCTTATATAAGGTAGGCGGTCATGACTTTGCAGAAGCAAAAGCCTTGCTCATATCAGCGATAATGTCATATCGGTCTTGATACTTGCTATACACGGTCGTTCCAGTGCCAAGCCCAATCTGCGTCTGGTTGATAGATGCAGGAACTATGTAGATGCTTTCTTTTTCTTCGCTCTTTGCGATCAAAAAGTAAACATCACAAGTCGGAAAGCGTTTTTCAAGGTTAAACGAATAGCAAAAACTCTTATTTGCTTTGCTCGGCCTTGCCGTTTTCACATCAACCTTAACGCTTCCATTAACATAAAGGTCATAGGCGTATCTAGTTGACATTCGCTCAACCGCAAATCCATGTTCTTCCAGCAGTTTTGTAGCAAGGTCTTCGCCATACTTTCCGAATTGCGTTTCGCTTTCTTTCATTTCGACATTGAGGATTTCAGCTATTTTGTAATAGCCACCCGGAAAACGGCGAATTGCATTTGTCAACTTGTCGTTTCCGTAATACTCGCTCAATTCACTTCTTGATGGCATTCTGGTTAAACCAGTGGCAGACATACAGGCTTTCACATACAGCAAGATTTTATCTTGCGTCCAATGCGTTTTTTCTTCCTGATTCATGCGCATCTCCAATCAGAATGGCAACGAACCATCATCGTCAATCACAGAGAAATCATCCGTGTTGCCCTGAGAGTAGTTTTGCGGCGCATCCTGCGCCCGATCGGCGGGTTTGCTGTCAGACTTGCCACCGCAGAAGTCAACCTTGTTCGCCATGATTTCCGTTGCGGTGCGGTTGTTCCCCTGCTTGTCGGTATACTTCCGGGTCTGGATGCTACCAGTCACCAGAATAAGGCTACCCTTCTGGAACCACTTGGAAACGAACAGTGCCGTATTACCAAATGCGGTGCAGTTGAAGAAGTCGGTTTCCTTCTGACCGCTACTTTGACGGTCACAAGCAATGCTGAACGTGCAAACATCCTTGCCAGACTTCGTGACCTTAGCTTCGGGCGTGTGAACCAGACGCCCCTGAATTGCAATAGAGTTAAGCATTGTTTAGCCCTCCTTCGGCTGTTTCTGAGCGCATTCCCAACACAGGACGCGCCCAAAGCGTTTCTTCGTGCTTCTTGCGGTTTCCAGCGGCGATACGGTGCGGTTATTGTACTGAACAGGCTGCAACTGCTTTCCGCAGCAAGCGCATGGTGGGATGGTTTCCGCTTCCGTTTGCTTCTGCGCAGGCTTGTTTGCCCTAGTTGTGGTCTGCTTCTGGTACTCGTCCGTGTCAGCGTCCTTCGTATCGTCAATGCAGAATAGGCCGTTCAGAGCGTACTTTCTGGCGTAACTACTTGCAGTGCCGGTAATCTGCGAATCGTCCATGCCCTTCTTAAATTCAGGCTCACGAGCGTATGCAGTCACCGTGTAAGTGGCACCATCCTGCGATTCAACTGTTGCAGTGGCTTCGATATAATGCCAGCTATCAACAATAACAGGCTTGTCGGAAAGCCGCAGCACAAGGCTATGCGCTTTCAAGATGGGCTTGACCGCTTCAAGGATGTCCTCACACGAGCGATATTTGTAACCGCCAAATTTGTTCATCTGTCCTTTTGGGGCTTTCAACTCTGACTGAACAGCCATCAGAGCTTCATGGATTTTGCTGTTGTCCATACGTTTCCTTTCTTCGGCTTCATTAGGCTTCATTGTTCTTACTTTGGCTTAATACGGCTGTACAAAATCAACCAGCCATCAGTTCTGTTAGCTGAGCACGGAGGTCTTTCAGCTCCGCTTCCCTGTCCTCGATTTCAGACTGCAAGTCCTCAATCTCAGCCAGCCGGTCAGCTTCTTTGGCTTCTGCTTCCTGCTCACGGGTTAGGAAATACACGCCATCCTCCGGCTCGGTCACACCACCGAATCTGTCAAGGTTAATCATCTTTTGGTCTCCCTTTCCTGCGTTCCTCTTTGATTTGCAACGCACTGTACCACTGGTCTTTGTCAATTTCGATGGTAGACCACCGGTGGTTACAGACAAGGCACTTTTTTCTGCGAACGATGCTGTCGTGGTCAGACCGGCTGTCAACTGTTGTAATGTTGTCACTGCCGCACATCGGGCATTTCATCGTGCATCCCTCCACTCGTTGGTGTGGTGGGCTACACGATTGATTTTGCGGCATTCTTGCTCGCTACGTTCGTCTTCCTCGGCGCTGACTGCCAGCGCGCATAGGACAATGGCCGTTGCGAGAAACCCGCAGGACACGATCACCCAGCCAAGCATCTGCGCTGTGGTTTGGCATCCTTGAATCGCATCACCGCAGCCGACTGCTGCAATTGCCGCAACCAAACCAAGCATTGACAGTGTCATTCCTTTCAAAGTTTTCATTGGTTTATCCTCTTAATATAAGTTCAAAGTAATATGGTTTCGTTCCGTCAATGGCTATGTCGGCATCTAGCACTTTAGCAAGCCTTAAAAGCGTTTCCGTTCGAACGCCGGTTTTATTGAATACTTTCTTTTTGCCAAGAATTCCATCCAGCGTAGGCCTTGAAACACCGCTTTGTCTGCTTAGATCACACAACCGAATGTTCCTAGCTTGCATCGCTTCCGCAAGTGTCATGCTTTTGTACCTTTGTGCCCGAAAATCCAGATGGTTGCCATCAGAGCGCCAACCGCGATGATTGCCCGCGTTGCGTTCACACCAACCAAAATGTCAATCCGGTGAATCAGCCAGAAGTTCAGCAGAAACGCTGCGAGAATCAGTGCTAAAACAACGCCCCAGATCAGGACGATTTCTACCAGTGCTTTCATCTTTGCCCTTTCTATTGTGTATGTGTTCCAGCCGGTCTTTCTCCCGGCTATGCCAGCGGATTTCCCGCTTTCCGTAGTACTTACCGTTCATAAGGTCAACTCCCCTGTTGCGAGCATCTGTGACACTTCGCCGTAATGCTTGCCCAGTTTGTCCGCAAGGGCTTGTACTTCTCCGATGGACGGAAACGTCTTTTCCGGTTTGTACGCTGCCTTCTTGCGCTTCCTGTCACGCTCTTTGTCAACCTTGCGCTTGCATTCTGAACAGTACTTTTTTGTCGGTCTGACCACGCCAAGATACAGGCCGCAACGCTCACAGTACTTAATCTCCATCCACTTCACTTGCCTTTCTTAAGGCTCTTTCATTGTGTTCAGAAAAACACTGGTCAAGAAACTGGATGAACTTTGCGATTTTTTCTGCATCTTCCGGTGTGCAACCATTTTCCACAAAGCGCCTTGTCGTCTGCTCACGCTTGAAATCCGAGTAGGTCTTGGCCGCAGCGTCAATGGCAAACTTGGCTTCTTCCGGGTATTCGAGGTCTACCTTTAAGGTGATAATCTGCTCCATGTTCAGTCCTCCCATCCTCCGAAGTCTTGCTGTTCTGCAACAGCCCTGGTCTCGATTCTCGGCGTGATGCCCAGCTTCTTGAGCTGCTCATGGATGAGCTTTTCACCCTCGACCGTCCAAACTGTCGTGTTCGGGATATAAGTCTTGCCGTTGGAGCGCTGAATAGCCTTACCTTTGCGGTTCTTAGTGTAGCCCTTGCCCTGATAGGGTTTGTACAGCACCCACTGACCGTCGCTGTCTTTGTACTGGACTCGCTGGCTGTAAAGCAGCTTGTTCAGCTTTTCAGCAGTCAGACCGTAGTCCTTTGCAATGCTGGTGGCCGTCCGGCAGTTGTCCGCAATGCACACAGCACGAGCGAACTCAGCATCCGGTGTCAGCTCTGCAATCCGCTTGTCCTTCTCCTCCAGCTCCTCATGCGCTGCGATCAGTGCAGTTGCAAGAAGCTGCGACCGGGTAAGCTGCGGTGCGTTGTAGCTTCCGGTCTTACGGATTGCAGGAAGCACATCGTTTGTGACCCATCTGCGAAACGGTGCTGCTTCTGGCTTGTCGCTACGGAGGATGACGTGGTACAAACCGCTTTCGTTGACAATCACCATTTCCTGTTTGCCGCCAAGGGTGTCAATCAGGCTGACGCCCTTTTCGTCATCATCTAATCGGTCAGCAGCCATGCGGTTATTGCTAATACCAAGCACAGCGCACACGTCTTTCAGAACGAACCATGCTTCGCCGTCCATATCAACCGTGCGAACTTTGCTGTTCTGATATTCAAAAACTTGAATGTTTGCCATTTTTTCTCTCCCTTCTTACGCTCCCGAATCCTGAATATTCAAAATCCGGCAGATGCTTTTCTTGATGCCGGGCGTTTCCAGCTTCCCTGTCTTAACCTTGAAAAGGTAAGAACGATCAAAATATCGTCCGGTGTCCTCCTTGACTTTTTCAATCAACCAGTCGTTAGTCTTGTCTTTTTGGATAAGAGCAATCTCGATTTGTTTGCCAAAGTCACACAGAGGTTTTTTTTCAGCCATTATTTCACCTCCGGCTATTGATTTTTACGCATAAGTGTAATATAATGAAGTTGCTAGAAATCATTCATTACGCCTTCGCGGTACGGTCTTAGTATAATACGCT